AGGCATACTATGATGCTCGCACTGATTTGCTCAATGCCATATCTGCAAAAGCCAAAGCGTTAGTAGATGCCGCAAATAATAAAATAGAAAGTGTAAAAACTGAACTTTCCGCTGTTGATGGAAAAATAACTTTGGCAGTTAAAACAGCTAAAGAAGAAGCTATATCTTCATCTAAGGCATATACGAACTCCGAGATAAAAGTTGTAAAAGACCAAATTGCATTGAAGGTTGATAGTGAAACTTTCAATGCCTTGAATCAAAAAGTAACTGAGCAGGGGTCACAGATAACGCTCAATAAAAATAATATTGAGCAGAAAGTCAACAAATCAGATTTCAATGCACTTGGAACAAGGGTGTCTAATGCAGAAACAAAAATCACCCAAAATGCCAATGAAATTCAACAGAGAGCGACGAAGTCCACTGTTGACGCTTTGACAGGACGTGTAACTACCGCTGAATCTAAAATTACGCAGAATGCCAATAGTATATCATTAAAGATTACAGCTTCTGAAGCCACAAATATCGCGAATAATGCTGTAAACAATTTACAGATTGGCGGAACAAATTTGTTGGTTAACACAGACTTTTTGCACAATGGGGATTATTGGTTTGGCGGTGATGTGGATTCAAGTGTAACCTTGCAAGGAAGAAATTCTTTAAGAATGATAACATCAGGCCTTACGGGTGATTCATGGCGAGGTGGAGAACAGATCAATACACCTTATTTAATTGCAAAACAAGGAGATGTGTTTACCATAAGCTTATTCTCTCGTACAGACAATATCAGCTCATTCGACAGAGGGGCTAATATGGAAATACGCTATTATAACTCATCCGGCGGCAGAATAACGCAGTCTTGTTTTAATATAAAACCTAGCACAAATAACACTTGGACCAGATTTGCAGGTACAGGCACGTGTCCTGCCGATACTGTGAAAGTCAGTGCAGTATGGTATAACGTGAGAAATGGCAGAATATGGGTAAACGGCATAAAACTTGAAGTTGGTAAAAAAGCTACTGATTGGACAAGAAGCCCGCATGATTCTCCAACCACTCAAGATGTAAAATCATCATTTACGATTGATACTGACGGTATATCCATGCTCGGAAAGAAATTATCCTTGACAGGTATGGTCACTTTCAATTCTCTTGCCAGCGATGCACAGGGGAAGATTAATACGGCACAGAGTACTGCAAACACAGCTAAATCAGCCGCTGAAACAGCTAAGTCTACTGCGGATGGAGCCAATTCAAAAGCAACAACAGCACAGAATACGGCTAATACGGCAAAGTCTACAGCTGATGCCGCAAATGCAACTGCTGACGCTGCAAAAAAAGCAGCTGATGCTGCTTATAATAAAAAGATAGAACTGGCACAACTTGGAACGACTGTAATATCTGGTGGCTTTATTAAAACAAGCCTTATAAAAGCAGATGAAATAATAGTAAGTAAACTAAGTGGTGCGACTGGTACATTCAAACAGTTGCAAGCTGTCGGTAGCGATGGAAGCGTAAAAGGAACACTCAGACTTGATGGAGATAGATTATGGTATGATGGTGACCAATATCAGCAAGGTACAAAAGATGGCCGTTCATTGCGTTACTATCTGTCTGACGCATGGGTTCGTGGTAATTTTGGAGCACATACCAGAACCACGCTTCTTGTCCAGGGAAGCAGTGGCTATTTTTATCCGAAAGGTGCGGGTAAAGCAGGTGTCTATAAAAGCTTTGAAAGAGGTACAGCGAGCGATGGTAGGACATACTATAAACTTCCATGTTATGGTTTAGATGGAGATTATGCTGGTATGCCTGTAGATTTAATTGTATTTAACGTAACATCATCAAATCAACACTTTTATGAATTGCAACTTGCAGTAACACAAAAAGTGAACATGATAAACTGTAATAACAATTATACAAATGTGCTCATATATTGCAATGGATATTATCCTAGATTGCCAGGCGGTTCTGTGCATTATGCATGGAATGTTCTGCCATTCATGAATCCACAACCGACTGCAAATGTTCTAGGTAGAGGCTTATTGTTTGGAGGTTCTAATGATAATGATTGGAAATAAAGTATTATGAAAGAAGAAATAAAAGAAATAAAGAAAGATGCTAGTATGCAAGAATATACAATGAATATTAGTACTGATAATGCGGATTATTCTGTGGTATACATTGTAAAAAATGATTTGTTAGTGCAAGTCATAGCCAAGGTAAAAATAGCCGGTACTGATTTAGGAGAGCTGTCATACGAAAACGGTTATGTCAATGCTATGAATTTTTCTATCAATGACTTGACACAGCAATTGTACCTGAATGATTTTACAAAAATTGTATTCAGCATACGAGACAAAAATAATCTTACAATAATGAGACAAATAGCTAAAAATGTATAACAACTTTAAAAATTAAAATTATGGAAGTAAAATCTGTTACAACAATCGTAAGTGCTGAGAAAACAACAGCCAATGCTCGTTATGATGTATCTTACTCAATTATCAAAGATGCATCGTCTGAAAATGCACAACTTCAGTCTGTCTCTGCTGATGTCTATGAGTTGCAGACACTTGAAGACCAAGTAAAACAAGAGAATTTTATAGGAAAGCTTGAAATGCAGTATGGCATAATGGTACCAACCCAGTTTCCTTTCTCTAATAAATACCCTCTATATGTATCAGAGTTTGTTGATATTATCAATGAAGTCACAAGCAAGAGTTAAATTTTATTAAATATTAGCTCAAGGTGAACTATTTATCAAATAAAAGCATTATATTTATATGGAAAAAATAATTAAAACCTTGAAGCCTAATAAAGCAGACAGGGATATAAATATCAAAAAGCCTAAAATAGAAGAGCGCAAGCTCAATAAAGAAAGGCATACAAGAAAAGAATGTAATTGCTAGCATTACATATAATTAACCTTATTTATTAATATGGCTAGAATAGGTAAAGCTTGTCCTGGAGACTGTAGCAAGTGTGAAATGCTACTTGATGGTGAAGTTGATATGATTCCATGTATACTCGACCAAATTTTCCAAGGACAGAAAAGGCAAGAAGCATTCAACAAAGAGTTATCCGAAAGAATCAGTATGCTTGAAATGCAAAGCATTCCAGCTTTAGCTAGTATAGATGATAACATGCAAAATGTTGATGCTACTCTTTTAGATGAAATAACTGAAGATTATAAACCAACTAAAAAGTAATGTTATGAGCGGAATCAAAAGACGTGCATGCGAAGCTGATAGAAAACATCAAGCAACGCATAAAGAAAAAGCTGGTCATTCATACTATTCTGAATCTGCAAAAGATTCTGGATATGCGAAGTATGTTGAAAAGCACGGACTACATTTTACTAATGAATTGGCAGAAATGGCAATCTGTAAAATGGAAAATATATCTGATGATGGCCATGGAAAGTGGAGTATCAAACAGGTAGAAGCAGTAGTTAAAACTCACAATCCAGCAATGCACTTTATGCACTGCGTCACAATGGGAGATTTAGCTTACTTGGCTAATATGTATTATGCAGATTTATATCCTGAATCAATCCAAACTGAAAACGGATGTATTAAAGCTGCTATTTTAATTGCTAATGACCCAGATGGCTACGAAGGTCAAGCTTTTTGTCGTTGGGTAGCTGATATTATGGCAAAAGGCAAAAGTATTGATTGGGAAAAATATTGCTAAAATATGCTCGAACTGATTGAACAACGTAATATAGACGGGCTGTTATTTTTTATAGCAGTCCGTATATGTATTATATTGATTTGCTGGTTATTCATGATTATGGCAAATCTTATTGACTTCTGGAGTGGAACATCTACTGCAAAAGCTATAGGAGAATCTTTACAGTCTCATGGTTTTAGACGTACAGTGACTAAAATTGGTGACTATGTACGTTTAATGCTATTTGCATTGATGTTCGACATGTTAGGAAGCTTTTTACCTTTTTATTTTTTGCCATTTGGCACTGTTTTATGTACGATTGCTGTAATATGGATTGAAGGCAGGTCTGTTGTTGAAAACAGTAGAAAGAAAAAAGCACACGCAGCTGATGTTCCAGAAATAGTGAAACAAATAGTGCAATGCGCTACCACAGAAAAAGGTGTTGAGATATTAACCAAGTTACAAACAGAATTAACAAAACAAAAATGACTATGAAACTTAATGGAATCAAATTGAACTTTGTACGTAACGAATATGAGTATAATAAGTATGTATCCGAAGATTGCAAAAAAGAATACGATTACGAGGCTAACAAAAGTAGTTTGCCATGGCTTATTATCTCTTTTGATAAAGGGAATTCGCCTGAAAACGTTATCAATAAATGTAAGCTTACATTTGAGCCTGAAGCATCATTTGATGGCATAAATGAAAATGAAGCATGGCAAGCCAATGGTCATACACTTAATATTGACCTTGATAAGATTGAAAAAACATTAATGCTTGAAGTCAAAAAAGACTGTGGCTACCAGCAATTGCCATTTTCACTCAAAGCTTCTGTTTCTGATAACAATGGTGTGTTGTATGAAGACGCATTCAGCATTATCAACGTTACAGACAAAGCAGAATTATTGAAGCTTGTAGATGAGAAACTTATTATTGGTGGTGGCTGCGATTCTGACTTAGCAAAATTATTATACGAACTTATTGCACAAGGAGGTAATTAATGAATTTAACGTTGTTTAGAAAGTGGCCAAGAAAAAATTATTGTATTGGCCTGTTATTTGTGAATGGTGAAAGATTCTGTGAGACACTCGAAGACAAAATTGTTGATACTAACAAAAATGGTGTGTTTGACAAACCAGAAAAGAAAGTAGCTGGCGAATCTGCAATTCCGTATGGCAAATATGAAGTCATCTACAATTGGTCGCCTAGATTTGGCAGAAATTTACCTAGATTATTAAACGTGCCACACTTTGAAGGTATACTTATACATCCAGGTAATGATGCAACTGATTCGTCTGGGTGTATACTCGTAGGCAGAAATACTGAAGTAGGAAAACTCACGCAATCAAGAGTTACATCTGATAAGCTCAATAAGCTTATTGAAGACGCTCAAAGAAAGGGTGAGAAAATCACTATAGAAATAGTATAATTTATTTATAAAGTTCAGTCTGGATATACTTTCTTTTGTCCAGGTTGAACTTTTACTATTAAAGCGATATATAATAAAGAAAAGATTAAAAGCTCTCCAGAAGAGCCTAAAATAGCTTACACATGAAAATAAAAATCATATTAACACTCATTGCAATAATAGCGAGTTGCTTGATGTGCAACAGAATACAGTATTTAACTGAGGAAAACAATAGGTTGTCTAACAACCAAGAAACTCTATTAACTGAAAATGAGCATTACAAAATACGTGACAGCCTCAATGTATCTAAGACAAATCAATTAGAGTTGAAGTTATCTGAACTCAAAAAGTATAAATCAGAATACACACAATTGGTTAAAGATTTGAACATTAAGAATTCTCAGTTAGAGCAGATAATCAGCGTAAATGCAGAGACTATTACAAACCTAAAAGCTATGCTGAGAGATTCTATTAGACTTGATACAGTCAGCAATATAATAGATACTCTAAAATGCTTTGAATACAAATCAAAATATACAGATGTTTCTGGATGTATCAATAAAGATATTATAGATATGCAGATACGCAATAGAGAATCATTAAAAGCTATAGAAAGCAAGAAAAAGAAAAAGTTCCTGTTTTTCAAACTGCCTATATGGCTATTTGGTTATAAAAGTAAGCAATTAGATATTATAAGCCTCAATCCTAATACTACAATAGAATATATTGAATATATTTCTGTGACAAAATAGTTATGCTGTAAACAATGAGAAACAAAGTAAACAATCCATTGTTTACACTTAAGCGATTGAAAATCAATCACTTTTACCCAAAATAAACAAAGAAACAATAAAAACTATAAATCTTTTATGCATAATTATTACAAAATACCTATTAGATAATATTCTGGAATTAGCGTTTTTAAGGCCCTATATATAACCTTTGTTTATTTTGTTCCTTTTGTTTATTCGTTGATAATCAACCATTTAATACAATTTCACAAAAAATAAATTATTATTTTATGAAAATAATTTTTTCTTTCGAATAAAAGAATTATTTTTGCAATGTTCTTAAAAACAAAAAAAAACAATAACGTAAAACAATATATGGAACAGTTTAACTTAAACAGTGTAATCGAGCAATATAAGCTCAATACTGAAGAACTTGCAAAAGTATTATTCCCTTCAGTAAAATATCCTAAGCAGGCTCTTGACCGTATATTAAAAGGTGAAGCAGACTTAGATGTAAAGCAACTTCAAGCTTTGGCATATCATTTAGGAGTGCTAATATCAGATTTATTCCAAAGTGCCAATGCTAACAATTGGTATGGAGTATCAGAAGACAATTGCCTGTGCTTCATAAAAGGAGAGTTCAAAATAAAGCTAAATTACAATGGCGTGTACATAACTGTATACAAAAACAATATTGTAGTTGATAAGATAATAGCAGACGTTCCAAGCATGTCTATAGAGCAGTTCAAAGAATATATTAACAACTTAATTGAAAATTATTGATTATGGAAACTTTAAAATTTTCTATTGATGTGAATGTAAACATCAGTTTTGACAAAAACACAAGTGGCTTATTTTCAAATGCAGTCAATGCAGCATTAGCAGGTATTTTATCTGGCCCACGTTGTCATTGTAATGCCCCTACGATAGAGCCAGCTGAAAAAGTTGCAGAAAAGCCAGCTGAAAAAGTTGCAGAAAAGCCAGCTGAAAAAGTTGCAGAAAAGCCAGCTGAAAAAGTTGCAGAAAAGCCAGCCGCTACAACCAGAGTATCTATTGAAGATGTACGTAAAGCACTAGCATCTAAAGTCAATGAACACCGTCAAGAAATCAAAGAAAAACTTGAGGAACTAGGTGCTCCCAGTGTTACAAAACTAGACCCTTCAAAATATGAAGAAATGTATAACTATTTAACCAGCTTGTAAAAAATGCCTAAGAGTAAAACAAAAAGAATGAGAGAGCTTTCATTAGCTTCTTACAGAAGAGAACCTAAAAGATTCTTTGATTTACAGAGACAATGCATCTATATTGCAAACGTTTTAAAATGCACAGCAAATGAGAACAACTAGCACTAAATTACAAGACCACTCTCAACGTAGTCATGCATTGCTTTCAGCATCTGGTGCAAGTAGATGGTTAAATTGTACGCCATCTGCAAGACTTGAAGAAGAATTTGGTCAAAGACGCACATCTGTGTATGCAGAAGAAGGAACTTTAGCGCATGAATTATCTGAGTTGTACTTATCTAGAGATGTATTGCAATCTATTGATGAAGATACATTCAATTCGAGGTTAGAAGAGATAATGGCAAATGATTTGTTCAACGAAGAAATGCTTGATGTAATACCTATTTACACAGACTACTGCGCAATGCAATATGCTGAAGCAAAGACAAACTGCGGGCTTGCATCAATTGAAATTGAGCAAAAGTTTGATTTGACTGAATACGTACCAGAATCATTCGGTACGTCTGACTGTACAATCATAGCAGATGATGTATTAGAAGTAATTGATTTGAAGTACGGAAAAGGAGTTCCTGTATATGCTACATGGAATAAGCAGTTAATGCTATATGGACTTGGTGCTCTTCGCATGTATGATACTATGTACTGTATAAGCAAGTTGCGTCTTACCATTGTACAACCTAGAATCAACAATATTTCTACGTTTGAAATATCAGTGGAAGAACTAATTTCTTGGGCTGAGCAAGAGCTAAAAAGCAAAGCATTAGATGCATTTGAAGGCAGAGGTACATTAGAAGCGGGTGATTGGTGTAAATTCTGTTCTGTTAAGAACAAATGTAGAGCTCTATATGAGAAAAATATGGAGATTGCAAAGTATGAGCAGAAAAAAGCTGAATTTTTAACAGATGAAGAAATTTCTGATGTTATTAAACGAACTCCTGCTTTAATTGAATGGGCCAATTCTATATTAACGTATGCTAACGAGAAAGCAATCAGCGAAGGTAAACATTGGCCAGGCTTCAAACTTGTTGAGGGAACTAGCAGACGCAAATGGATTGATGAAGATTCTGCAACTCAAGCAATTCTTGATAAGTTGCCTGAACTCTCAGAAGATGATATTTTCAACATGAAACTTAAGCCAATTACGCAGATTGAAAAAACAGTCGGCAAAAAGAGATTTAATGAAATATTATCAGATGTAGTAGTAAAACCTCAAGGCAAACCTATTTTGGTTCCAGAAGAGGACAAACGCCCTGCTTTAGGTGTGTCGCAAGCTCAATTAGATTTTAAAGAATAACAGTAAAACTAAATAATTATGGACTCAAATAATATTTATAGTGCTCCAGTATTAGGAACAGCTTTTGTTAAAGACCCTAACAATATGATTGGTTTTGATGATTAACTGGAAAGCCACCCATAGAAAACTAAAAGGTTATAAAAAAGCCGCAAAGAGAAAATAACAAAATTGTATAACAAATTAATTTTTAAAAAATATGGAAAATAGTACAAAAGTAATCACAGGAAAAGTAAGATTCAGCTACGCTAATGTTTTTGAACCCACTGCCATGCAGGATGGTCAAACGCCTAAATACAATGTAAGTATTATCATTTCAAAGTCTGATACTAAAACAGTTGAGGCTATCAAAAAGGCGATTGAGGCAGCAAAAGAAGCTGGAAAAAGTAAAATTGCTGATAAAAATGGCAAAATTCCTGTTAACTTGAAAACTCCTCTTCGTGATGGAGACGAAGAACGTCCAGATGACCCTGCATACGAAAACAGCTATTTCATAAATGCTAATTCTGAAAGAAAACCCGGCATTGTAGACAGAGACTTGAATCCAATTATGAGCCGCGATGATTTTTACTCAGGATGCTATGGCCGTGCGTCTATCAACTTCTATGCATTCAATGTTAACTCAAAAGGCATTGCTTGTGGATTGAATAATCTGCAAAAATTAGAAGACGGAGAAAGACTAGCTGGAGGTTCTAGCGCTGAAGAAGACTTTGGCGGGGATAATGCAGTTGATGATTTAATGTAATCTGTGATTGTATGCCGTATATGCCCTGGCTAATTAGACTAGGGCATATATTTTATGGGATAGTAAGTTTAACTGGTAAAACAGAGCGAGATATGGGCATTCACTTGCAGGTTCGACTCCTGTCTATCCTGCTATTATAAATATATTCAAATAAAATAACAATGGCGAAAGACTTATTCATAGACATTGAAACGTATTCATCTGTCGATATTAAAACATGTGGAGCATATAAATATATTCAATCTCCAGACTTTGAAATATTGATAATAGGGTATGCTATCGACGATGGACCCGTTAAAATCATAGAGTTATTGCTCGGAGAAGAAATTCCTGAGGAATTTGAAGAAGCATTCTTTGATGAAAACTGTAAAAAACATGCACACAATGCAGTGTTTGAACGACTTTCATTCAATAGAATTGGATATAATATTCCAGTAAGTCAATGGTATTGTACAGCAGTTAAAGCAGCATACTGTGGGCTTCCTTTCTCTCTTGAAGAAGTATCAAAGAAACTTGATTTGAAAGACAAAAAGTTAGATACAGGAAAAGCACTCATCAAGTATTTCTCATGTCCATGCAAACCAACTAAAATAAATGGTATGCGTACTCGTAATTATCCTGAACATGCACCAGAAAAATGGGAAATGTACAAAGAGTATAACATGTATGACGTACTAGCAGAAAGAGAAATATACAACAGACTGAAACAGTACGAAATTCCAGAATTTGAAAGAAGTCTATACATTTTAGACCAAACAATAAATGACAGAGGCATTCTCGTTGACATGGAATTAGCAAATTCTGCTATATATGTAGATACAGAATATACAGATTACTTGACTTCAAGAGTAAGAGAAATAACAGAGCTCGAAAACCCGAATTCTCCAGTACAATTGCGCCAATGGCTTAAAGCAGTTACAGGTGAAGATATAACATCACTCGCAAAAGATATAATTCCAGTTCTTATCGACAAGTATTCTTCAAATAAAGAAATTGTAGAAGTACTAGAAGCAAGACAAAAACTATCTCGTTCGTCTGTAAAGAAATACTATGCTATGGTAAATTGTGCAATGAACGATAATAGAGTTAGAGGAACATTTCAATTTTACGGAGCAAATAGAACTGGCAGATGGGCAGGAAGATTATTGCAATTGCAGAATCTTTCTAAAAATCATTTAGCAAATATAGAAGTACCTCGAGATTTAATAAGAAAAAGAGATTGGGAAACTGTTGAAATGATGTATGATGATGTAGCTGATATACTTTCACAATTGGTACGAACAGCTCTTATAGCTCCTGATGGTAAAACATTCTGTGTTGCTGACTTCTCTGCAATCGAAGCGAGAGTAGTATCTTGGCTTGCTGATGAAGAATGGCGATTAGAAGTATTTAGAGGTGATGGCAAAATTTATGAAGCAGCTGGAGCGAGAATGTTTAATGTTCCTATATCTGCTGTAACCAAAGGTTCTGACTTGCGTGCAAAGGCAAAAAATGCAGAGTTAGCATTAGGATATCAAGGCTCTCTAGGTGCAATGAAAAGAATGGGTGGTGACAAAATGGGTATGAGTGATACTGAAATGATGAGCATTGTGCATAAATGGAGAAAAGCCAATCCTAACATTGTTGCGTTGTGGCAAGAAATTGAAGACGCAGCATATGAAGCTGTTAGATATCAGAGAAAAGTTGTAGCAACAGTTAGAAATCTAGAATTTGATTGTAACGGAGAATACTTGACAGTCAAGCTCCCATCATCTCATACATTGTATTACAGGAACCCAAGATTTAAAGAAAAAGCTGTTGGAAGGTCTAACGCAAAAGTACTATGCTACGATGGAATTATACAAGAGACAAAACAGTGGGGTGATATTGATACTTACGGTGGTAAGCTAACAGAGAACATTGTGCAAGCTATTTCAAGAGATTTAATCGGATATGCTATGATGCAACTGGAAGAAAATGGCTACGCAATCACAATGCATGTACATGATGAGGCTATAGCTGAAGTTCCAGCAGATGGATGGGAGAAGCAATGGTTGTCAGAAATGGAACGTATAATGGGAACTCCACCTTATTGGGCATCTGACCTGCCATTGAATGCAGATGGTTATGTTACGCCTTTCTACAAAAAAGATTAATTATGTTATATTGTATTACTATATACTTATTGTACGCATATTATGCAAGTAGATAAAATAAACTATGATGGCAATTTCAATATAGCTATAGGCCTAAGCGCTGGTAGCAGATATTGGAAAAATACTAAAATATCATGGAGTGACCTACTAAAGAAACTCTCTGTTGCTACTAAGACTGCAGAAACATATAAGCAATTCATGGGAGCAAATAAAGCGGAGCAAGGAAAGATAAAAGATATTGGCGGTTTTGTTGGTGGCTTTCTCAACAATGGGAGACGAAACAAAACTGATGTCTTATACCGTCAAATAGTCACTCTTGATATTGACTTTTCTCATGAAAACTTTTGGTGGGACTTTACTATGCTTTTTTCTTGTGCTGCATGTATACATTCAACGCATAAATCTAGCAAAACAAAACCACGCCATAGATTAATCATACCTTTAAACAGAGAAGTTTCTCAAGAAGAATACCAAGCAATTGCTAGAAAAATAGCTGGCGATATGAACATTGATTTGTTCGACCAATCTACATTCGATGTAAACAGATTAATGTTTTGGCCATCTATATCATGCGATGCTGAGTATTACTTTGATTACCAAGATGGCCAATTTCTAGATGCTGATTATGTATTATCATTGTATAATGACTGGCATGACACAAATGAATGGCCTACAGCTAGTGATTTTACAGATACAATAAATGCAGCTATTAAAAAGCAAGAAGACCCGTCAAATAAAAAAGGAATTATCGGTGTTTTCTGTAGAACGTATACAATCCAAGAAGCGATAGAAACATTTTTGCCTGATGTATATGAAAAAGTAGGAGAAGACAGATACACTTACATAAATGGCTCTACTGCTGCAGGCCTTATTGTATATGAAGATAAGTTTGCGTATTCACATCACGGAACAGACCCAACATCAGGCAGATTATGCAATGCATTTGATTTGGTGCGAATACACAAGTTTGGCCATTTGGATTCTGGTCAGGAAAAAGCAGATATTGATAAGAAAAGTTTCAAGGAAATGGAAGAATTCGCTGCTAAAGACCCTGCGACTAAGCGTCATATAGCAGAAGAGAAATTTTCTGAAGCTAAATATGATTTTGCGGATGAGAATACTAGCTTAGAAGAAGTAATAGAAGATTCTTGGCTAGAACAACTTGAAGCAAATACTAAGGGAGAATATAACAATTCTGCTAATAACATAAATCTGATTATACAAAATGACAAGCTTTTAAAAGATGCTTTTAAACTTAATGTTTTTGATAGCAAGAGATATATTATACATTCTCTTCCATGGCGTAAGATTGATAAGATTGAGCCTTTGCGCGATGTTGACTACGCTGGTATACGTAATTATATTGAATGCGTTTATGGCATCGTATCTAGCCAGAAAGTTGATGATGCTCTTTCACTAGAATTCGAAAAGAAAAGTTTTCATCCGATTATAGACTATTTAAAATCATTAACATGGGATGGAACTAAAAGAGTTGATACTCTGTTAATAGACTATTTTGGCTGCGAAGATAACGAATATATAAGAGCGTCTATACGTAAGATGCTTTGTGCAGCAGTTGCAAGAGTATTTGAACCAGGTATAAAATATGATTTGGCTCTTATTCTGGTAGGTGAACAAGGAACTTATAAAAGTACTTTTATAAAAAAGCTAGGCCGTGATTGGTTTTCCGATACATTTACAACAGTTCAAGGGAAAGAGGCGTTTGAGCAAATACAAGGTGCTTGGCTTATTGAAATGGCAGAACTAGCTGGTCTTAAAAAAGCAGAGGTTGAAACTACTAAACACTTCATATCAAAAAGAGAGGATATGTTCCGTCCTGCTTATGGAAGAACAGTAGAAACGTATAAACGTCAATGCGTGTTTTTTGGTACAACTAATAATTGCGATTTCTTACGTGACCCTACTGGTGGAAGACGATTCATGCCTGTAGATGTGAGAGTAGAATTTGCGAAAAAGTCTGTAATTACTGATTTAACTGACAGCGAAATAGACCAAATTTGGGCTGAAGCATATCAAATGTATATATCAGGAGAGCCTCTGTTCTTAGTAGGAAATGAAGACAGAATTGCAAAAGCTGAACAGCATAAGCATTCTGAATCTGACGAAAGAAAAGGAATAATAGAATCATACCTGAATAACCACTATCCAGACAATTGGGCTAACATGGACTTGTATGAAAGAAGAAATTGGCTCGATGACCCATTGGCTAAAAAAGGCAATTTACAAAAAGACTTTGTTTGCGTTGCTGAAGTTTGGTGTGAATGTTTAGGCAAAGATAAAACTGATATGTCACGCTATAACACACGTGAGATAAATGACATATTAAAATCTCTTAATGATTGGGAGGCTGTTACATCAACTAAGAATTTCCCAATATATGGAAAGCAGAAATATTATAAACGTAAAGATAGCTTATTATAAATTATACTGATATGAAGTATGTAATAATTAGAGCGAATTGCAAGTTTTCTGATGGTTCAAACAGAACCATAAAATATGATGAAAACGAAGTTACAGAAAAGAATGCGTGCAATGATATAAATAATTTTAGAGCAAAATTGAAAAATGAGCTTGATACATCTTTGCAGATACTTGGAATAACTGTTGTAAGTATAACTTTTACATATGAAGAAAGAAACAGTAGATAGCGAAAAACTTGTTGAACGCAAATTAGTTCAGCAAGTAAAAGAGAATGGTGGAATGTGCATAAAACTATTATGCAACCATATATTAGGTTTGCCAGACAGAATGTGCTTATTTCCTGGAGGAAAAATAGCATTCATTGAGTTAAAAACAACTGGCGAAAAACCTAAAAGAATACAGGTTTTTATGCATGACAAAATAAGAAAACTTGGATTCCAAGTATTAGTTATTGATAGCACGAAAAAAGTATCTGAGTTTATAAATGATATAACAAATTTACCGTTTTGATATGCTTACAGAAAAGGATTTGCATGTATACCAAAAAGCTTGCGTAGAACATATAATTGACAATCCATATTGTGGTGTATTCTTAGATATGGGCCTTGGCAAAACTGTTTCTACACTTACAGCTATTAACTATCTCATGAATGACTATTGCGAAATAAACTCTGTGCTTGTAATAGCTCCTAAAAGAGTTGCTGAGTCAGTATGGCAAGAAGAAGCAGAAAAATGGGAGCATTTAAAGCAATTGAGGTTTTCAAAGATAATAGGCAATGAAGCAGAGAGAATAAAAGCTATAAAAGCAAAAGCTGATGTATACATAATATCAAGAGACAATGTAGCTTGGCTATGTGCATTGTTTGGTGGAGGTAAACTCCCATTTGACATGTGTGTAATAGATGAATTGAGTAGTTTTAAGAGCTATAAGTCACTGAGATTTAAAGCACTGAGAGCAGCAAGGCCTTTTATGAAACGACTGGTTGGCTTAACAGGAACTCCAGCTCCAAATGGCCTTATTGATTTATGGCCACAGATTTACCTGATGGACAGAGGCATTCGTTTAGAGAAGACTATAACGAGATACAGAGAAAAATACTTCCGTCCTGGTAAAACTAATGGTTCTATAGTGTATTCATATAATATTCTTGAAGATTCAGAAAAATTAATACACGAAAAAATAGAAGATATATGTATCAGTATGAAAGCGCAAGATTATTTAAGCATGCCTTTTAGAACTGATAACATAATAAAGCTTAGAATGCCAGACGCTATAAAAAAGCAATACAATGATTTTGAGAAAAACAAGGTGCTAGATTTGATTAATACCACACAGACTGTAGAAGAGGAAGATGAGAATGGCAACTCAATATTTGTAGAAAAGCCGTTGGAAATAAATGTGGTTAATGCAGCTGCTCTTTCAAATAAGTTACTGCAGTTTGCGAATGGCGCTGTGTATGATGAGGAAAGAAAAGTATTTCCAGTTCATAATATTAAACTCGAAGCTCTTAAAGAGATAATTGAAGATGCAAACGGCCAATCTGTGCTTGTTGCTTGGACATATCAATTTGACAGGGACAGAATCAAAGAATATCTAAAAGCCTATAAGCCGAGGGAGTTGAAAACAAATAAAGATATACAAGAATGGAACGAAGGGAAAATTCAAGTAATGTTAGCGCATCCAGCTTCAGCTGGACACGGCCTGAATTTACAGTCAGGAGGGAATATAATAGTTTGGTATGGCCAAACGTGGAGCCTAGAGCTATATCAACAGTTCAATGCTCGTTTGTACAGACAAGGACAGCAAAACCATGTGATTATAAATCATCTTGTGATGCTTGGCACCCACGATGAAGACGTGATAAGTTCATTAAGACAGAAAGACAAAAAACAAAATTGCTTGATGGATAGCATCAAAGCAAAAATTGAAAAATATAAAAAATTTTTATAGTATGAAAGAAAAAAGCTTATTCAAAGATTTTGTTGCATTTGTTAATAAAAATGTAGGTAAGGAAATTACAAGAAAGCAACTGTTTGAACTTAATTCAGAAAGAGTAAAAGCCGATGGATTCAGTGGCAACACTACAATCGATAGCTACAGGAATATAGCTACTAAACAAGGCTATATTGAAATTATAACACAAGGCTGTTACAAAGTACTTAAACCAATTCCAGAAGATTATGTTATCATAAAAGATAAATTTGGAAAAAGCGACTGTATAAGAAAATCAGTAGACAGAACTCCAGAGTATCTTATATACGTAAGAGATTACATTAATGAGCATATGAAAAAAGGAGATATGCTCACACGTCGTGATGTATACGATTTGATAATGCAAAAGTATTTTTATTTCGATTGCAAATCAATTGAAAACAGAGCAAATAAATGCTTGGTAACATTTATAAATACTGGCAAGATTAAAAGAATTAGTCAAGGATATTATAGAATTATACAATAATGGCAAAATATTACCCTTACATGAGAGATTTCATCAATTCTAGAATTGGCCAAGAAATCACGAGAAATCAATTAATTGTTTTAGATGTGAATCTAGGTTTTAACACATCTAATAACACGATAGACAGATATAAGTCAGAGCTCATTAAACTAGGTGTGCTAAAACGTGCTAAACACGGCACGTATACAGTTTTGAAAAAAGCTCCAGCTAAGCTATATAAAGAGCTAAAATGTGTTAAATAATAAAGAATTATAGGAATAAATTTTGGTATATCAAAAAATATTTTTATATTTGCAGTGTAACAAAAACTTATAAATAATAACAATATGAACAGTTTACTTATTACATTAGGGCATGGCTCTTCAGCATTATTTGTGTACGACAAAGGTAGCAGCGTAATTGGCTACGAGCAAGAACGTCTTTCTGGAATCAAGGCAGATAGCCAGTTTCCAAAAGATGCTATAAACGAAATTATCAATAACATTGGTATTCATAAAATGAGTGATTGTAATATATACATATCTCATTGGTTCAATGATTGCGCACCTGATAATAAAGCACCGCAGAAAGTGTTTGAGAGTAAGTATATGACTCATACTGACCATTTGAATCTTCTCAACATATCGAAGAAAATTATCTTCGTAGATAAGAACTTTACGCATCATGACGCGCACGCGTGGAGCGCATTCTCTTTCTTTGAACAGCACTTGGACAACACACAGATTGAGCCATATAGCAATAGAATTTGTACGATTGTGGCTGATGGTTTTGGAACAAATGAAGAGGTACTTTCTATTTATGAAAGCATCAAAGAAGATAACAAAATATCTGAACCAAGACTTATAAAAAGAGTTTTCGGCTATGATGCGTCTATTGGATTGATGTATCAATACGCTACTTCATTCTGCGGTATGAAAGAAAACCAAGATGAATATAAGTTTTTAGGTTATGAATCACATATCGATGAATACTTGAGTGAAGAAAGCATTGACGCATTAGACCATCTCATTGAATACAATGTAACAAATCTAAAAAAGATGTTTGATGCTAAATCTTCACCTGAAGATGGTATATGGCATGCATCATGTGATGAAGAAAACATAATTAATTTCAACAAACTGTCAAATGTTCGCAAATACTGGTATACAACATTCCAAGCTGTTCTTGAAAACATTAACTTTGTATCTGAGAACAAAGAAACGTATGACTTTATTACGAGATGTATAATTGCATACTTTGTTCAGCAGACAGTTGAAATCTATTTTAGTCAAATTATTCATGACTATGATATGAGTAATGTGATAGTTGCAGGTGGATGTTTCTACAATGTAAAGCTCAATAATCGTATATTGGAATCTATTCCTGGCTTATTCTGCGCTATGCCATTAGCAGGCGACCAAGGCGCTGCAATTGGAATGTACAGAAAGTTTACTGGCGAAAACTTCAACTTTGGTAATTTGCTATTTGGCAAAAGAAGAATGTATAATGCAGAAAAAGCTTTTAGCAATAAAAAAGGTATATATTACTTCAAAGTTGCAGAAAACGGGCTAAACAAAATTGCAACGTCAATAGCAAATGCTATTTCAGATGGTAACTTAGTGAATATTATATACGGGAATATGGAATTTGGCCCGCGTGCTCTTTGTTCTACATCAACGCTGTTTTTGCCTACCAAAGAAAACGTGGCAAATAACAACCATATGAATAACAGAAATGAGGTTATGCCATGCGCTCCTGTATGTACACAGAAAAATGCTGAAAAGCTATTCGGTGAAAGTATTCATAGAGTTGTAGGCTCAAATCGTTTCATGATTTGCACACATGAGTATGAGAAACCTTTCTCAAATCAATATGCAGGCGTAATGCACAAGAAAACATTGGAAGATAATATATATACAGGCCGTCCTCAAATAGTCAGTGAAAAAGAAATCTTGATTAATATGATACTTAACAAGGTTGAAGCTATATGTGATGCCAAATGCTTAGTGAATACAAGCTTTAACGTGCATGGACGTCCAATTGTATTTGATGTAAAGGATATACTACAAAACTTTGAATATCAGCGAGAACATGCTGTTTCTGGAAAAGAGCCGCTGTTATTTGTAATTGAATAATTATATGAGCAATACTAAATTTGTAGTTTTTTCTGGTGGTTGTTATTCTGGTAAAACAACCACCATGAAAAAAGCGAAAGAAATATTTGAGAAGCGCGGACTAAAAGTAGTCATGCTAGATGAACTTATAAGGTCTTCAAAACTAGATTGCAGTATAGACTTGATTCGTAAATCTCCAAGTAGATATTTGCAATTGCAGAATGAAGTAATTATTGGGAAAATCGAGCAAGAAAGAGTTCAGCATTTCATGGATGAAAAATGTGTTGTATTATGCGACAGAGCTATAACTGATTCAATATTCTATCTTACATTTTATGTAGATAAGTCTCAGCTAACAAGAGATGAATTGCAGTTACTAGAAGATTTATATGCATATACTGATGAATACGCAAAATATGCATTCAGCAATGTGTATGACGTAATATATGAGTTTAAGCCATTAAATAATACAGACAATGATGATACATTCAGGCCAGATGCAATTGATATATCTAAGTTATATGAGCATAGAATGATTAGTACATTGAATACTGCTTACATATCAGATGTTAATTGCACTTGCGAACGTTTTTGCATTGATTTAAATACAGTTGAACACAAGAGCAGTATTGAATTTGTTTTCAATACATTAGCTTCACGTTTTATTAAAGAATTAAACCATGGTAACAAATCCTGATTTGATATTTACACCTGGATGGAGGCATGTATATGACAGATTCATAAAAGAAGCATATACAAATGCAAGAGGCTTTAAAGAAGCCATAGGGTTTAGCTATTCATTCAACCCTCGAATGGACCACTGTATGAGTACAAATACTTCATTGTTTGAACTAAGAAAAGCTGCTGCTATGTATTTTTGGTATAAGCATGCTGACCAATCAGACTTATCTATCATCGAATATTTTGATGAATACAAAAGATGCATTGATGAAAAAAACAACAAATTCAATTCAAATTATGGATATTATGCATACACACTTGGTGGTTTAAAAAGCTGTATAAAAAAGCTTGCAGACAATCCATATACTAGGCATGCAATGTTTTGTATAAATAATATGTATGCTATGAGCGATGCTTCTATAGATAAGCTTTGTACAAACGCTATTCATTTTTTCATAAAGAATAAAATGCTGTTTATGGTTGTACAAATGAGGTCATCTAATTTTATAACGTTGCTTCCATATGATGCATTTATGTTTTCTGTATTTTATGCCCATGTTTACAATGGGATAAGAAGAAAAATAAATGATTTGGCTATTGGCAATATTAAAATGCAAGTCGCATCTTTGCATTTTCATGCCAATGATATTTGTAAAATAAAACAAACCGAAGAAATAGATGGCAATATTATTGGTGATATGGCTAATAATAATTGGTGTATATTTCTTGAGGATAAATTGCTTAAAGCTATTCAAAAATGAATGATGAAGATAAAACATTGCAACTCATATTAGAATATGTGAAGCAAAATAATAAGATACTCAGAGCTAATTATTCATTGTTACAAGAAAACAATGCTCTTCTTAAATATATTAAGAATGAGATAGATAGGGAATTTAGCACTGAGAATTTGCTTAAGGTTGAAGGAGTCATATTCCTAGCTAATATAGTTGCAAATGTTATATCCAATATCATTTATCATGATTACTTTGAAGATAAATCTAAGTATAAACAACATTAAAATTAATTATTATGCCAGTACATAAAGTTAAAGGTGGTTACCAATTTGGTACAACAGGGAAAGTATATCCAACTAAGGCTCAAGCTGAAAAGCAAGCAGCTGCTATTTATGCTAGTGGTTATAAAGAAAAAAGTTCATCAAAGAAAAAATAAACAAGCAATGGATAATATTAAAGTACTCAGAGTTAGAGACGTAAAGTTGCCTGAAAGAGGAACAAGTCTATCAGCAGGGATTGATTTTTTCATTCCAAATGATTTCAAAGAAACAACACTGTTACCACATACAGATATACTTATTCCGAGCGGAATATGTGTTGGTCTTCCAAAAGATACTATGCTAATGGGAGCTGAAAAATCTGGAATAGCTTCATCCAAATCTGCAAAAGAGAGTTGTGGAATGAAAACAAAAGTGACAGCACATAATACGAGCTTAATCGTTGGTGCAAAAATAGTAGATGAAGACTATCCTGGCGAAGTACATTTGCACATTGTAAATGTTGGCAATAGAGTAGCGCATTTGACGCCCGGGATGAAAATAACACAATTTATTATAGTTCCAGTGTTGTATTCTGCAGTAGAAGAAGTGTTCGAAAAAGAAGATTTATCTATTGCTAAAACTGACCGAATTGGTGGCTTTGGCTCAACTGGAGTTTAGCCTGGATATACATAATTTCATTTCTGGGATGACTTTTATATTTTAATAATAAGTTAATAGTCAGCTAAGAGAAGTCATCCCAGAATAGCCTAAAATATATAAACTTTTTTAATTACCATGACAGAAGAAAAAATGCCTCATGGCGCAAAGAGAGTTCGATGCTCTATTAAAAAGAAAACAACTGAGATTCCACAAGTCATTTATACAGAACAATTTTTCAGATTTGTGGCTATTTATGCTGACAGGTTTAAAGCTACAAATGGATATGGTAGATGGCTTGCTGAATATAAATGGATGGATGAGCATGGATGGTTTAAGCCAGAAAAGTTAAGAGAACTTTATATAGATATATTAAAAGATACAAGCACTTTATCTTATGTATACTGGGACGCTGTGTATTGTATTTGCGCACAAGCTCTTGATGCTGCTAAGGCCTTTGCTTCTGCAAACTCATTTGATATTAGAGTTATAACTGGCGAAATTGCTGTAAATGATGATGGCGAAGAGCTTACAGACTTATCTATAGAAGAAGCAATAAGTATTTGCAATTCTATGAATGAAGAAGCAGAAGAGATATTATTTAAAGTTTATAACAGTAATACTAATAAAGTGGTAAAATGACAGACAAAGAAAAAATAGCAGATGCTGCGAATAATATGGAGAATAAATATATAAAAAATATACCTGAAAACTTTTGGTTTCTCAGATTTTTAGACCAATATATGCAAGGTCATAAAGGCTTTATAGCTGGCGGTTGTTTTAAGAACATTCTCTCAAGAGAAAAAGTGAAAGATGTAGATATTTTCTTTCACAATCAATCTGATTTTGATGAGGCTGTTGCACACTTTAATAGCTTAGTTAAAGAGGGCACATGGACTTTTAAATATAGAAATAACAAGGCTTGTGCCTTTCAAGAAAAAGGCAGTTCTATGTGGGTAGAACTTATTGAATCAGTATTTGGAACGCCTGAAGATATTCTGAATAATTTCGACTTTACCATTACTAAGTTTGCATATTACAAGGAGATAGTTCCTGATAATGTGACTAGTATGCCCGCTGATGAGAGTGAAGATTTTCCTTTTGATGACAGCGATGATAAATGGCATTGGGAATATATGCTACTATATCATAGAGATTTTTTTGAGCACTTGCATCAAAAGCGCTTAGTACTAGACAACAAAATTCCTTTTCCAATATCTACTTGGGAGCGCTCATACCGGTATAAGGGTTACGGCTATAACCTCTGTAGAGAATCAAAGAAAAAGTTACTTGACGCTATTAGAAATACAACACCTAAAGATGATGAGTTATCGATGTATAATATAGGAGGATGGGATTAGTATGGGAAAAATGCAATATGGAGTATTTGGCTCAGTAGGTAAATTACTAAGATACTTTAATACCTACAAACAGGCTGAGACTTTTAAAATATCTCGGCAAAGATACGATTGGAGTGTTAAACAAATTTGGGTAAAATAGTTATGAACATAGCTTATAAAAATGCAACAGAAGCCTTTGAGGATTTATACGGCTTTATAATGGGCCAAGGCATATACACCAATGTTGGAACAAAAGCAGTTTACAACGTTGGCTTTTATCTACTCAATCCAGAGCAAAGAGTTATAACTACTGAGTGGCGCAAATTCAGTGAGAAATATGCAGAAAGAGAATTTGCTTGGTATATGTCAGGAGACAGGAGTGTAGAAAACATTAAGAAGTATGCTCCCATATGGGATAAAATGCATGGAGGTAATAACATAGTTAATTCTAATTATGGTTATCAATGGATGCGTAATGGCCAATTAGAAAAATGCATAAAACAGCTCAAAGAAAATAAGAATACACGCCAAGCTTGGCTTACCATATTCGATGGCAAAGAGAAGGATGACTATATGTATGATACACCGTGCACACTATCAATTGGCTTTGATATTAAACCGCAGATTGGAACATTAGATATGTGTGTTACAATGCGTTCAAATGATTTGGTATATGGCTTTTGTAATGACCAATATTGTTTCACAAAATTGCAGAAAATGGTGGCTGATGAGCTTGGCGTGCCAATAGGTACATATTACCATTTTGCTCATGATTTGCATATTTACAGAAAGCATTTTGATATGATAGAAAAGTTTTACGGTAAAAGATACGATAAATTATGAAAAAGAGTTTAAAAATATTATGGTTAATACTGGGCTTTTTATATTGTCCAGTATATTTTATGTGTATAGTAATGCATTTTGTAGCTAGAATCATACTAGCAATATGCTACTTTGGCATGTTTGAAAAAAGAATGGCAATTGATATATTAAACAATTTATTTAGCAAGTATGGAAGAAGAATCAAATAACCTATCGAACGAAGAGCTAGCTAAATTCGTAGACGAAATAGAAAATGATGACCAAGACTACGATGAAAGCGTAGCAGAAAGCATACGTAGAATACAATACGAAGAAATGCTACAAAATGATTTGCTTCCTGAAGAGATGATGAATGATAGGGCTTGGGGCTATACAAGAAGAGCTCAACGGGATGAAAACAATGAAATCAAACGTGACGAATCAGGAAAGCCTTTGATAGAATTCAAGCCTGTTACTTATACAGAAAAAAGAGCAGAGTGGGACCATACAGTCTCTGTTTGGAAAAAAGCAAGAGAAAATAAACGGCTAGAAATAAAAAGACGCAAGCTTGAAATTCAAAAAGAAGCCCTCAATTCTGAGTTCATAAATATATATTCTAAACTTGAAGTGGAGCATAAAAAACTGCTAATCAAGCTCCTTACTGATGAATATTCAAAAGTAATGGTTAGAAGTGAGGCTTTTATCAACAGGCGTGTAGAAGCTTTATTAAAGAATTATATTCCTGTAAGCTTGAGAAGATGTTTTGCGCAATACAGAGAAGCATTTATTGTGAATCCTGGATTTTTATACATTGCAAGCGAAGAATATGGTGAAGGCAAATCTATATGGGTCACTCCTAAATTACCGTATTATTTTACGCAAGGAACTGAACTAGGAATACTTAAAGAAAACGAAGCATTTTATCTATTTAAGATAGATAAAGCAGTAGTTCAATTCCATACAGCGAAAGACATGCTTTCCAAACGTGAATTGCAATATGCAGTTAAGCTAAGAGACATAAGAACGTTTTATCAGTTAGCTAACAAAATGCCATTTTGGTATGATACATTAGTACAAGAATTGAAAAGGCAAGCTGATGAGAAACAAAATGGCGTATAAGAAAATAGGCTAAGAAATCGTCTTAGCCTATTTTAATTTTTAATCTGGGAAGTATTGCTGGGGGCCTAAACTGCTATTTTCTTGGTTTTCCAAAGTGGATATAAACCACCTCTTTCAGTAAGTACCTGAGGCTTACCGAAATCATTTATCTGCACACTGCATATCTCTTCACCAAATGGCTCTTTTGTTGGATTGTAGAATCTTATCTTAACATTGTTTGAATCAATCCAATGTATTTGCAAAGTCCATCCACCAAATACCTCTAATTCCTCTTCATAGACCCAATCATCTTTTACATATGGGACAAAGGTAGCTTCTATCAAGCCTTCATTTTCTACAGCTTCCCAATTATCTTCTATATAGAAATTGCTAGAAAACATTTTTGATATCTCGTTTGCTTCTTCTAAATTATCATCATCTAATGGCTCTTCACCATAGTATAGATAATAGAAAGCGTCATTAGATATCTGCATAACTTGTTTCTGCGAATAATCTAATCTAAAATTTGCCATAGTTATTTGTTTGATTTGAATTCAATATATTCTGCTTTCAATGAATCTTGCACCAAATCAAATAAATACGTGTTGCCAGTTTTTACACCTGTTATAACGAGATTAAGCTGAGCACCTTTTTGCATAATTGCAGCATCAACTGCTTTTTTATTTGATTCAGCATATTTAGCTGATGCATCTAATGCTTTTTTCAACTCTGTAATTTGTTTTTGCTGTTCTTTAACTTTGCTTTTTAAATCTATTAATTCATTGGACTGAATTAAAATCATTAAATAAAAAAGCACATCAACAATTGTCTTCAAAATTTTCGTATTCATATCTTTAAAATTTTAATCTGGGAAGTATAGCAGCCATTTTTGCCCAGTAATATTCCAGGAAAACTTTCTAGCTTTTATTATTCTCAGATGGTTGTACACAATTTTTACCATACAATAGCTCACATTTATTCACTGTTATTTAATGTATATACACAACAGTTAATTTTACAAGCTATTGTAAATTATTTCTCACTGTAAATCTAATAAAAAATATTGATTTTATCAAATTAATTTCTGTTAAATAAATTGTTAGTTTGTATAAATTACGTGAATACAATAGATGCTTATTTTCTCATTACTAATATATAGATTTATTAAACCTGGATGCGCTTTCTTTCATCCTGGTTTAGCTATAACGACTAAAACGATAAGTTAATCGTTAATCATATAAAGCTATCTCAGAATAGCCTAGAATAGTCTATATTTTTTACTATACATAAAACAGTATTTGATTCATATATAGCATATAGCTTATATAATCATCGAGAATATGATTTTAGGCTACTCTGAGGCATTATGCATAACTAGCATTTATTAAAAATCGCCTCATATTGCTTAATGCCTCAGAGTAGCCTAAAATAGTAGATTCATATAATCAATATTATGTTTAATTGCAAGGTACAAACAATAAAAAAGCCTGACTTCACAGCCAAGCTTTTTCAGATTTTATAACAATAATCTTAGAATAGAAATTGAGTGACTTATTCAGCAGAGTCGGCAGAGTTCTCTTCTGTAGCAGCAGTTTCTTCTTCAGCTGTAACAGCATTTTCTTCAGCTGTAAGATATTTTTTTAATTCTTCTTGTGCTTTCTCAAGTGCAGCTTTACGTTTTTCAAATGCTTCTTGTGCTTTCTCAAGTGCTCTTTTGGCTATTTCAAGAGACTTTTCAGCCAATTCAACTTTCTGTGCTGGTGTTAATGCATTGCGCTCAGCAGCAGCGCTTCTGCGTTCACAGAATGTTTTATTGATAGCAGAACCTTCTTCATCGAATTCATCTTCGATTTTCAAGTCCTCACATGTAGAGACTTTGTGTGCATATTTTTTACTTACTTTAGCTGCAATTTCTTCTTCAGTCTGGTCTATCAAGACACGCAACAGAATGCGCTTTCCGCGTTTGTCAGGTACCAATGATACGATACGGCCACTTTCAATAGTCTTTTCTTCATTCTCGTCATCGTGTTTAATCATTGAGAATTTCGGATAGCTTACTTTTTTACCAACCAATGGGATAAATTTAGCCACTTCAGCTTCGATTTCTTCTGGCAACCAATCAGCCTTGTCAATGCTAGTAGCATTCAGGTCTTTGGCTTTTCTGCCTCTTGAAGCTTTCTGAATCTCTACAACTTCGTCAGAAATTTTCAGTAATTTGGAATCATGTACTTTTACGATTCTGCGGCCGTCGTCTGTCTTAATGGCCAAAAGAACTTTGTTTGAGCGCTTGTCTTCGATTACTCCACATACAGTACCATTGACAAATTCGATAGTATTGAACGGAACAACTTGACATCTGTGGCCTACTGCTTCAGCTTTCAGCTTTTCTGCCAATTCAGCGCGCTCTTTGTCAGACATCTTTTTTGCTTTTCCACCGTCATTGTCAGTTTTTCCAGCATACATTGGATTGATGCCACCATTTGCTTCAGCTGCTTCGATAGCTGCTTTTTCTTCGTCTGAGAGTTCAGCATTTTCAGTCTCAACTTCATTTTCAGCTACATCTGCCTTAGGCTGCGAAGCTGCTGCGCGCTTTTCTAAAACTTCATTGATTTTTACCTTGTCTTCCTCAGAAGCAGTTTCTAACAATGCTGTAAGTCTCTTTGTTGTCATCTGTGAAAAATTCTTTGTTGCCATAGTTTTTAATTTTTAATGTTATTAATTATTTTGATATTGCAAATATATCTGTTTCTGTTGAACTACGAAAATATTTAAGAACTTTTTTCTGTTAAATAATGTTTATGATATCTGTTCTTATATCTTTTATGTTCACGTTGCAAATATATATGTTTTCTGATTGTATGACTGTTAATTAGCTGTTAATTTTTCTTGCTACTTTGTTATCTAATGTTAAAAGCATTCTCTGAACGGGCCGAGCATTCCTATAGAAGTCAGTTCATATTCATTCTGCATACCCATATTGATGAGCTGATTTGCTATTTCTGATTTGCTCAATTGACTTTCGCATGCAGTTATTATCAATGTATCGCTCAATTCATAAGATATGACAGCAGTGCCTGAAATAGCCTCTATGAAGTTCTCGATTATATTTAGGTTTTCTGTAGTTGCTTCAAATTGCAACCTGTATACATGCACGTATGTGTTTACTTTTTTCATAGCTTTATATTTTTATGGATGTTTGTCAATATCATATTACTAATTATTACCAGAACTGCAGAGACTGCCAAGGTAAAGAGATAAATATTCTGGGTACTACCTGTCGTGCCCATCAAACCAATTAATGATATGATTACTAGAATCACTCCTGTGTTGCCTAAAACTATTGCCTTTTTCATGATTTTTTCTTTGTTGTGCAGGGCTTTCACCCTGCCGATTTATGTTAATGCGTTTTATCCTCATGTAATAACTCGCAGTAAACTGGTGTTGTGGCATCTGTGTGCTTATTGGCTATAAGAACCTCATTACTATCCCAGTTAATATATACCTGTGTAGCAAATGCACCGAAAAACTGAATTTCTTTCGTGCCAAACAATACCACTGCGTCATCATTTACATTTGCAAGTGCTGCAATTAATTCTTTCTTGGTCATAATTGTATATCTTTTAATTGTTATTACTTATTTACTTTTCTACAAACATCTTCAACTTTAACGTGCAATACTTTCCAAGTACCCATTGCCAAATCAAGTGTTCCGTTAGGATTGATTTTCTCGATAACGAATTTTTTTACTGGGTAATGGTTATAAGTTACCATACGTCCTAATCTTGCGTTAAACTTTTTCATTGTATTTATTTTTAATTGTTATTTAATTAAGAACTTATCGAATCCTTTGATACAATTGGCTTGAGACTTTCTAACGATTTCTACTTCGCGCTTTATGATATATCTTCTGTAATCATCTATAAAGCACATGAAGTATACTTTATCTGATTCCTTGCTATATACGAATGCCATATTTTCAAAGAATACTTCGTAACGGTTTTTCCATACTATAACACTTTTAACCGCACCTTGCGCAAACGGCATATAACATCTATAATGCTTTTTTATATGTAACTTAATCAATGCTATAGATGCATACACTTTTCTCTTCTCATCTTCATTTGAATCACATATAATAGACATTAATTCAGCACTACTAGCAACATGACTGCTGTTTCTGATGAGTTCTTCTCTGCTGACATATTTGATATGCTTTTTAACCTTATTTTCGCTGGGAAGTACGGGAGCCACTTCCTCTTGGTCATTTTCCTTATTGAACACATAGTATACAGTTACATAACCGAGGTCTGATACAAATATGAACTGCATGCCAGATATATTTATCATATACACTTTGCTATCATCACATATTCTATAACCTAATTCTTTAGCTGTGTATAATCTATCATAGCCACCGTACAACAGCAATGCTTTATATGCATCTTCGTATGCTACTTCTTCAATCATGTCGTCAACTGTACGACACACATCTATACATGCACCTACACATGCCTTGAGATTAACTCTTTTACATGTAGTAGAGCCATATATTTCAATTGCGCTGTTGTATTGCTCTAATAACTCAAATGCTTTTTTACTGCTGATTCTTTTTGCTTCCATAATTCTAAGTTTTAATTGTTATATATGTTGTTTTATGTTCACATTGCTAAAGTACAGCATATTCGCGGCATATAAAAATTTATTTGCATTATTTTATGATTTAGGCGATAATAAGCATATAATTAACAGGAATTTACAGTTTCCGCTTATATGGCGAATTTGTTAATGCTTATTATACATTTTGTGAATCATATTTATGGGAAAATACTTTCAAGTGTCAAACCAATAATTATGCATGTACACGCCATAATAGTATATGCAATATTTGGCTATAATTATACGTCGTGAGCTATTTTAGGTTATCTGGACAAACCAAAATTGTGAGCACAATATAACTATTTGGTTTGTTACAATTGTACAAGAGAACAGAATTTGATATACGAAAATTATCTTGGTTAATATGTGTTTATCATTATAGATGTTTAACTATCATGCCACTTTGGCATACTGCCTAATTGACTTTTTGAAATGTCGACATCCGAAAGTTAATTTGGTTAAATAATGTTGTGAAGAATTATGCTTGTGAGCATGTTTGCCTGATTGCAGGAGTGCTATATCGCTTATAACCAAATGTTATAGCTCGATAACTTTTAGTTATAAGCAGCAAGGCAGACAGCCAAAATTCACTGATGCAAACAATCATTAACAATAATCTTTATTATGTTAAAAGGCTTTCTAGTATCATGATTTAACGCCTATTATGGCAGACTGGCTGATAGGCTAATAAGCATTAACATTAATAATATTTATGGCTTTTTGCTTTCGTATGTTACACTTTAACGCCTGTTATGGCATGCTGGCTGATAGGCTAATAAGCGTTAATACTAATAATATTTATGGCTTTTTGCTTTAGTATGTAGAAAAATTAGGCCCCCTTGTCTGTGTGGCTGTGGACCTTTATATTATAATATATCATATGCAGTCGCGTTCATAGGCATTGATTCTTAAAGTCTTTAAAAACAGGCCATATAGGCTAAATGGACAAATAGGCATTTTTCCTCCTAGAAAATTTTAATATGATGTTAATTGAAAAATTTGGACATTTTGAGGCTATTCTGGGATGGCTTCATTCAAGCCAATATAAAATATCGTTTTAAGGCTAAAAGCTTCTCTTGTTTAAAAGAAAGTATGTTCTGATTCGCTTTTAAATGCCTATTCAGACCAATATTTGACTTGGCAGTAGCCTCACATGTTCTCAGCCTCACAATGATTTATTATTTCAGGCGAAAATAAACAATGGGTAAACAATAATAAACAAAGTAAACAATCTCTTGTTTATCGATAAATCTTTGAAAATCAGCGTCTTAGAGAAGAATAAACAAAGTAAACAATAAAAATCTAATATAAAGGGCTTAAAAAGGCATATTTAACTACTTATTACTAACTATAGTAACTAGTTTTACTGTGTATATCAATATTCAAGGGGGTATATATGCGCGTTGTTTCCTTTGTTTCTTATGCATGCATTTTTGACAAATTTTCGCGTTAAAACGCGACAAACCAACGGTTTGTCAATGGAACAAAAGGCAAAAAATTCTTACATTCAATTGTATACAATGTATAAATGATTGAAAATCAACGCTTTAAGTCAATTATTCAATGTAAATAATAATTTTTCCACAAAAACTCAAGAAAAAATACATACATAATTGCTTTTTTATATAAAATGTTTTTGTTATATTTGCATAGTAAATAACTAAAAATTCATATAACTATGCCGGATTATAAAAAAACAGAAAAAGACATTTTGGATTTGCTGCCAGACAGAGGTAACAGCATAAACCATGGTATGTCGCCTATGCGTGATGAAAAGATAAAAGAAACTGTGCAAAAAGAGCAAGAGAAGTTAACTGCCAGAGAGCTAGCAAAAGCTAAATTTAAAGAAAAAAAGCAACTAGAAACACTCGAACGCAAGATAAAAGACCCAGAGTCATTTTTACCTGAAGATAAAAGAGAAAAGCTGCAAGAGAAAAGAATGAATATAGAAGCCATTGAGGCAGTTGAATCACAACCAGTGCCTGTTGTACCAGAAAATATCCTGCCACTGGTTGGAACAACAAAACCTCAGGTTGCCAAGCTTCTACAATCATTGAACATAAACACGAGTGTGTATCTCTCTAAGAGCGACACATATAATTTGCTATCGTGTTTATTGACTTGTAATGAGCAACAGCTGAATGCTGTATATAATAATAAAAAGGTACCAGTAGCTGTTAAAACAGTGATTAAACGCCTTCTTGAAGATGCAAAGCTTGGCAATATCGAAACAGTAGAGAAGCTATGGGACAGAATATTCGGTAAAGCGGGTCAAGTTACGCTTGAATTGCCACAAGCAAGCCAAACTGCAAATGGTATAATACCAAATACTGTAGTATCAAGAGAAGCATATATGATTATTAGAGATACAATAATTGGTAAAGATTAACATACGCGCACGTATACACGTATATAATAATGTATAGTCATGAAACATTTCAGCATAGACGAGCAAAGAGAAATTGAAAGCAACAAGATTGTAATTGATAACAATCCTGATGTTAGATACATGAAAGCTCTTGTTGCTTATAAAAAAGAACTCAAAAAAATAGATGAAGAAGAGAATGAATACAAAAGAATGATTAGTGAAAGCGCGCCAGGATTCGTGTTTAAAAACAGAGAAAACAGTACGTGCATTAAACTCGATAATAATTCATTCATCCCTATACGATTTTTGGATTGTAGGCCTGAAGAATCAGGCGTTATATATTGCATAGAGTTTGAGTATGACTTGAAAGCATATATCGGTATGTCTAAACGTAAGATTGTAAACACCATAAGCAATCTTGTTACAAAGATGTATAAAGAAAGAGATACATATTGTAATATCATACAGGCTTTTGAGAAAAGCAAGTATATAAGTGTAAGTCGTATAATCGGCAATAGCGATTGTGATTATTGTGATATATCAAGTTTAGTAAATAGCTATATTGAAGAAAACTGTACTATGGAACCGTATGGCCATAATTTGAAGCCAAAAAGCAAAGGAGCTAGAGGAAAAAAGGTATTACAGATAGATTTACAGACCAATGAAATTATCAAAGTGTGGTCAACAGCTTCAGAAGCTGCTATCGCGCTAGGTGTAAGTCAAGGTAATATATCAGCGTGCTGTAGAGGTGTATTAAAACGTGCCCATGGTTTTAACTGGAAATTTGAAGAAAAATATGGAATTGAATAACATGACAGACCTAAAAGAGCTATTGCGTCTTGAATTGCTATCTTCATTGGAGAAATATACGAAAGCTATGTTTAAGGCACAATACCAGCGCTCTTTTATTGTAAGCAGACATCACAAGATGATATTTAATGCTTTACAAGATGTAGTTGATGGAAAGACAAAAAAACTTATAATAAACATGCCACCTCGTTATAGTAAAACTGAAGTGGCAGTTAAATCATTTATAAGTTGGTGCTTTGCACTCAATCCAAAATGTAAGTTCTTGCATCTATCATATTCTGATTTGCTTGTGAGTGATAATTCAAGCACTGTAAGAAGCATAATGATGGAGCCTTTGTTTAAAACGCTATTTCCTGATTCTGCTCTAGAGAAAGAAAAAGGCTCGTCAACTAGATGGAAAACAATGAAAGGCGGTGAATTATATGCAGTATCTACACAGGGGCAGGTTACAGGATTCGGTGCTGGATTAGTAGACCAAGATACATCAGACGAATCATATGATGACCTTACATTTGATAGTAACCTAAATAAAATGCTTGGTATGATTGGAGCAAAAGAGAATATATTCAATGGCGCTGTTATAATAGATGACCCTTTGAAGCCTGAAGATGCAGAATCTGATGTTGTTAGAGAACGTATTAACACACGGTTTGAGAGTACTATACGAAATCGTGTCAATTCTCGTAATACTCCTATTATAATCATCATGCAGAGATTGCATGAACATGATTTATGCGGGTACCTTATGGAAACTGAGCCAGAAAAATGGACTGTTTTATCTCTTCCAGCAATACAGATTGATGAAGATATGAATGAAACACCACTTTGGCCAATGAAGCATACGCTAGAAGAGCTTCATGATATGAGGAGAGTAAACCCGCTTATTTTTGATACGCAGTATATGCAAGACCCAAAACCAAAGGAAGGCCTAATGTATTCTGAAGGCTTTAAAACATATAAGCCAGAACAACTTCCAGTTGGCAAAGAGGCGAAACGTAGATGGAACTATACAGACACAGCTGATACAGGTGCAGATAAGCTATGCTCTATATGCTTCATTGATACTCCTGAATTCTGTTATGTCACAGATGTATTATTCACAGAAGCACCTATGGAAGTAACTGAACCAAAAACAGCTGAACTATTTGCAAGGAATAATACAGTAAGAGCAAGAATAGAATCTAACAACGGCGGTAGAGGATTTGCGCGTTCAGTCAAACGCATACTTAGAGTTGTAATGCGTAATTTCAGATGCGCAGTTGAAACATTCACACAAACCAATAACAAATATGTACGTATATATACGCAGTCAGCCAATGTAATGAGTGATATATTGATGCCAGAAGGCTGGGAGAGAAAATGGCCTGCATATTATAATGCTATGATGAGCTACAGGAAAGATAACAAAAAGCGAAATCAACATGATGATGCTCCTGATGCAACAACTGGTGTATATGAAATGCATGCAGCTAGAGACAATAGAAAAGGAATCAAACAGAGAAATTAAATGTGCAAATAAAACATAATTTTTCAATATGTTTATACTAATTTGGATAATTATTAGTATATTTACAGTGTAGAAGAATCGCAACATTATAGTAAAAGCATGAAGCAAGCTAAGGGAAGCTGCTCAGTTAATTATTAACATTAAAAACATAAAAGACTATGGGTTTAAATTGTGGATGTCCTGCTGGCGCTCATTTAGCCGACCTCGAAATTGCTGAATGCAAAGAGAGTATGGGACAAGTACAAAAAGTTGCTTTTCAGCGTGTTTATAAAACTCCTGGAGAGCTGAATGCTGTCACAGGCCCTACGAAGAAAGCATCATTCGCTACTTTGTTCTCAGCTGCTGATGGCACTAAAATGATTGTTACTCCATATATCCAAGGGCCTACTTCTGAACCAGGCGCAGCACGCACATTTGGTGGTGGTAACCAAACACTTGGTGGTATTGAGATTACAATTGGTCGTGAACCTACTACGTTCTCTGCGACTATTTATCAGGAAAACCAGAAAACGATTGCTACCATGAAGCAATACATGTGTGAAAACGTTGGTGTTTGGCTGATTGATGAAAATGGTAACATTGGCTGTTTGGTTGATGACCCGAGCAAGCCTACTAAGTATATGCCAATTCCTGTAGGCAAATTGTTTATTGGTGATAAGAAATTAGGCGGTTTTGAAGAACCTGACAGCAACTCTATTGAGTGGTCATTCTTCCCTAACTGGAGTGATAATTTCTATATCATTAAGCGTGAAACACTTGACTTCAATCCATTAACTGACTGGGTTAATGTCAAATCTAACACTGGGGGTATAGGAGGTTAATAAAAGCAGTATGAAAAAGAAATTTACATACGTAAAGTTAGTTGTTCCTAAATATAATATGGAACAAGACTTTGAATTAACTCATGCTGAGAGAATACTCGGCATGGGCACTCATCTCAATGGTGGGTGGGAATTGCCAAAAGATAGTAAATATACTTACGACGAAGAAGATGGCCTTAGACTTAAATCAGATAAAGCAAATTCTGCAAAAGCCGACTAAACGTCAGGTTATACAGAAAGCTGCCAACATGCAAAAGAGGCTCAGATTTCATACTGAGACTAATATCGCTGTGTCTGATATAAATCAACCAACTGCACTATTTCTTGATTGGGTTAGAAATTTGTTGCCAAAAGACAAATATAATATTTTCCTGCAACTGTTTAAGTTTCCATTGTCGACTCCTGCCATAGTTGAAGACGTCTATAGAGAACTCGAGAGAGTTTTCTATAGCCGTAATTCATCATCATCTTATCAGTTTACAGATTCTGAATTGGCTGAAGATTGGGCAGATTACAGAAAAAATAAGCTCAATGAGCCGGATATATGGAAAACGGTAGGTTGGAAGAAAATGCAAGTTTCTATAAACAGTATATTAGTAGTTGATTTACCGCAAGTTCAAATGTCTGCACGTCCAGAGCCATATTTCTATTGGCTTGAAATAGAAGACGTAGTAGACTATGAAATGGTAAATGATACTGAGTTTAAATGGATAGTATTTAGACAGCCTAATAGAAGGATAGCTGCATTTGATGATACATATATACGAGTTTATCAATTAAATGAAAAAAATGAGATTGCATCTCTTGTATCTGAAGCAACTCATAATTTAGGGTACTGTCCTGCTAGATTTTTCTGGTCTACTCAGCTTAATGAGAAAAACAAGGACTTAAAGAAGAATCCCATTTCCAAAGAACTATCAAATCTCGATTGGTATTTATTCTTTTCAATATCAAAGCAGCATCTTGATTTGTATGCGCCATATCCTATTTATAGTGCATACGCAGCTGATTGTAATTTTGAAAATAATGAAACTGGAGACTACTGTGATGGTGGTTTTCTTAGAAACTCTAGTGGAGAGTATAAGATACTCAATGATGGAACAGTTGAAAAATGTCCATGCTGTAGCGAAAAACGTATAGCTGGGCCTGGCTCATTCTTAGAGGTACCAATACCAAATCAAGCTGAAGGTATAGTCGATATGCGTAATCCAGTTCAGATTACAACTATCGATAAAGATTCACTGACTTACAATGTAGAAGAATGTGTACGGCTTAGAAATGATATTATTGTATCCATTGCTGGTTCTGGTGGTACTGTGAGTGAAAAGGAAGCTATCAATGAAACACAGGTAGCAGCTAACTTTGAGAGCAAGACAAGTGTTCTCAATGCGCTCAAGACAAACTTCGAATTAGCACAGAAGTTTGTAGAAGATACAATATGCAGATTCAGATATGGAAGCGATTTCATATCATCATCTATTAGCTGGGGTACTGAGTTTTATGTATTTACTGTAAAAGAGTTGTATAACAAGTATGAGCAGGCAAAAACAAATGGAGCTTCAGAATCTGAACTCGATGCTATCACTCAGCAGATACTTGAAGTGGAATATAGAAACAATCCACTCGTATTGCAGAGAATGCTCATATTAAAGCAATTGGAGCCATATCCGCATAAAACACTTGATGAAGTGTTAAAATTGCATGAAAAAAAGTTATTAAATGAAAATTACGTAAAACTTAAAATAAATTTCAGTACTTTAGTAGAAAGATTCGAGAGAGAGAACATTAATATAATTGAGTTCGCATCTGCTAGAACATTCAGTGAAAAGATTAAGTTAATAACAGATAAACTATTAGATTATGTCAGAGAAGAAAATGACCAAGCAGGAGTATCTGCAAATCAAATCTAAGCTAGAAGCTAGAAAAGCAGAACTCTTGGAGATTAAAAAAGCTGGAGGCAAGTCATGGACTGAATCATTGCAAGAAGAGCTTGATAATATTGCTATGTCGATTGCAGATGTAGAAGATAAAATCGATGCAATTCCAGCAACTGCGAAAGATGAATTATCTGCGTATAAACCCGCTGAAGGCACAGAGAAAATGGTGCACTTGTCAATTGTGCATGGCAGACGTTTCAATTCAATGACTGGAAAAGAAATCTCAAAGCCTTACACACAGCTGTTTACTTATAGTGAATGGCAGTTGTTCAAGAATAACTTCGCATCATTGGGCTATACAATCATGGAGGTTTTGCATAACCCATACGGAGAAGCAGCAAAATTTGTAACAAAATAAAAAAACTTCAAAGCTATGTTAACAATTGATATGTTAAGACAAAATTCAGCGTTAGCTGGCCTTACTGATGTACAGGTCAATGCGATTGCTGAAATGTCCAGAAACGATGAAAATACTGTTATTGGCACAAAGATTGGAGCTTTGCATGGCCAATACGATACTGATATTTTCAGTATAACTGGCATTAAAAAGAATGATGGCGAAAAAAGTTATGACTACGCTAAACGCGTTCTTAATGAATACAAGACAAAAGCCGGTTCAACCCAAGATTTGCAACAGAAGTTGGATGCAGCAAACAAAAAAGTAACTGACCTTGAAAAGAAGATTGAAAGTGGTGAAGGTGATGCTGCATTACGTCAACAACTGAAAGATACAAAAGCGCAAGTTAGTCAATTGCAATCTCAGTTGCAGACAAAAGAAACTGAGTTCAATACTAAGAAAAAGGAACTTGAAGATAATATTAAAAACGTGCATATTGACTATGCATTCCAAGCAGCTGTTTCAGGTTTAAAATTTAAATCTGGTATTACAGACAATGTGCAGAATGTACTATTGAAGTCTGCTAAAGCTGAAGTACTTACAAAAGGTACTCCTGATTTTATCGATGACGGTCAAGGCGGTAAAAAATTGGTTTTAAGAGGCCAAGACGGTAATATTCTCAACAACCCGAAAAATAACCTCAATCCATACACGCTACAGGAGCTTATTCTTGAAACGTCTTTGAAAGATGTCATCGATACAGGCAGACAACAAACAGGTGGTGGTACTGGTGGTCAAGGAGGTCAAGGTGGCCAAGGAGGTAGTGGAGTAACACTCGATTTATCATCAGTCAAAAGCCAAGTTGAAGCTGACAAAGCTATTGAGACTTACTTGTTACATACTGGATTGACACGTGATTCGCAAGAATTTGCTGATAAATCATTGGAAATAAGAAATGATAACAACATTTCTCAGTTGCCGATTAAATAAGAATAACTTTAGCTATATGTTGTAAAAGGGTAATGCATCATAATAGCACATATTTATAAATTTAAAAAACTAATAATTATGAGCTTAGTATTAACTCGTATCCAAAACATTAGAGCGAACTCTAACTTAGATAAGTTTGAGTATCGTCCCAGTCGGTACGGTGCTTTGAATGCTTTTATGGTGCAATCAGAAGACCCTACCGGAATCTTGACAGACGAACTTAAAGAAAAAGCGCGTATGTCAATTGGTAATACGCTGGAAACACCAGTTATTGATTATGATGCTGGCATCACGATTGGTAATGAGCGTACTTTAACAATTGCTGATAGCGAAAACACATCAAGAATGGTTGAAATCACATTTGCAACTTATTCATGGGGATTCACTATAGCTCCTGCTATGTATATGAACAACGAAATCAAGATTCAAAAAGACTTTGAAACCAAGATGATGAAATACATCTACAAGTTGGCTCAGAAACTTGATGAAGCTGCTTTAACAAAGCTTGGAGCAAGCAAAACTAAAGTTATCAAGAATCCGCTGCTGTATGATAAAACTGGTAATACAATCAATGCAAAATGGGCTGAACGTGAAAACGTATTTGGCGACCTTGAAGTAATCATGGCTGCTAATGATTTCTACGGTCAATTGCATATTGTAGGAGATGCCGGTGTTGAAAGTATCATGCGTAAGTTGCAGCAGCATGGACTTTACAATGATGTCAACAAACAGAATGAATTCAGTGGTAAAATTGTACACTTGACAAATAACTTGGCAGCTGTTGAAAACAAGTATGCACAAGGATATGCAATCAATGCTGGCGCATTAGGCATGTTAACTCGATTTGAACGTGACTGTTTGCTTGGCACAGTATCTGGTGATGGTCACGAATGGGGAATTGCTACTCTTCCGTTGCTCAATATGCCTGTTGGTACTTACTACTATGATTCTGTTGGAGACTTCTCTGCTATTGGCGGAGTAGCAACTACAGATATGACGCGTACTCGTAAAGAGCACTACGGATTTGCTGTAGACGTTGCATTCTTGACAGCATACAACAGTAATGCTGACACACTTGCAAGTCCTATTCTCGGCTTTAATATTTCTAGCGAAGATGCAGCTTACAGTAAGACTATCGTTGTAGCTAATTCAGAAAAATCACCCATCTTTATTAAAGATGTAGCTGGAGCATAAAAAATAATAGCAGTCTTTTCTTAGTTGTTATTAGCTTTGGACAGAGGTCACTAAGTTTTATAATTTAGTTGGCCTCTGTTTTAGTTATAAACTGTACAAAGCAGGAAAAAAAATGGCATACTTAAACGTATTCATAAACAATTCAAAGAAGAATCCAATCAATGTAAACAGAGATACAAAACCTGTTCCTCCTGGACCGGGCGTAGACAAATGGGTGAAAGAACACATGGTGTTTTGGTACGATATGTCAAAGCCTGTGGATGTTTATACACAGAATTTTAATGATTGGCAAAATTATAACCCTAATTCTGTTAGTATAACCAACAATAAGATTGTGGTTAATGGTTTGATAGACAATTTTAGAATAGCATCCATAGGAAAAGAAACAGAATCTTTTTCCGTATTTATAGAAGGTCTTGGTGATAAAAACTTAGTATATAGAGTGAAGTTGGATGAAAATAGTGATCAAATCACAAATATTAAGTTAAAAGACGGAGAAAATGTACTTCCTCATAGTTTCGCTACAACTGTTGCTTTTATGGGAGTAAGTGGAGTAACTGATTACATAGGTCTTACCATTACCCAGCTCCCGTCAGGACAATCCGTTCCCACCAAGGAAACTGACGGATTCACCGAGCAGGAATTGATTGATTATGTACTTGAAAATTTGATAACACAATGAGATACGTTATAGTAACAATAGAATGGTGTATGGAACATGGAATTGTTCCGCCCATCCACGCAAGAAGAAGTGTCGATGGAACAATGGTTCTATTGCACGAGGATTTTATTGCACCTGTATTGGGAGAAGAAGGTATACCTTCATATCTATACGATAGCGAAGAGCTACAAGCTATTTTACAAAGTTTATTCACTGTAGAAGAACAAGAATAACCATGGTAAGAGCAAATGATATACAAGAAAAATTATTGCATCTCATAGGATGGGAGCAAAATTATGATACGCAAGAACTTAAAATAGCTGACACTCTAACTGTAAGTGAAAGTGGCCTCTATTTTCAGCAAGTACATCCATTGCTAACTTTACAGAATATTTCTAGTATAGCACCAGATTTCAAAAACATTGTGTATAGCGAATATAGCAATGAAAAACATTATGACAAAGGTAGCATTGTGAAATACGATGGAAACTTGTATAAATCATTGCAACAGACCGCAGGAAATCTGCCGACTGACCAAGAATTTTGGAGTGAAACAAACCAGCTTTCTGAATGGCTCGAAGGCAAAACGAAAGCTAGCATACAAAAAGCTATCGTTAGATATTGTAATGAGAAAATTGCAAAAGGAACATACAGAACATTGTGTGAAAACAGAACATTGTTTGATGGAACTGGAAGACTAACTGACATTATTGCAAATAAAAATAATTTGGTAGGTTTTGAAATAGTTCCAATCAGGTCAAAAGGTGTTACTACTAGAATAAACAGAATCGGAATACAAACAGATGGAGTAGGTGAAATTAAGCTGTTCTTGTATCATTCATCTACTGAATTGCCGGTCAAGGTAATTACTGTGAATAAAACAAATAAAGGCTTCCAATGGTTTATAATACCTGACTTATATCTTCCATATGAATCTGAAGAAACTGAATCTGGGGGCAGTTGGTACTTAATGTACGAGCAATCTAAGTTAGGTAATACGCATGCTATAAGAAAAGATAAAGACTGGTCAAAAGAACCATGTAACAGCTGCTCAAGACGTGAAATGCAAGCATGGATGGCATGGTCTAAATATCTGGAGATTCATCCTTTCAAAATCAGTGAAGAGTCGCTACAATATGAAGAAGATAAGCCACTACTTTGGGATATTGAGAATAACATGTATACATACGATAATAACTATGGACTTAACCTAGATGTGTCTGTCAATTGCGATATAACAGATTTCATAATAGAACAAAGAATGCTATTCCAAGATGTAATTGCTAAGCAAGTAGCTGTTGATATGTTGAGAGAATTTGCATACAATCCAAACGTGAGAACAAATAGACATTCTATAAATGCTTCTAGAGTTGATATACTATATGAAATTGATGGTGATTCATCATCAATGAAAAAATCAGGGCTTAGCTATCAACTTGATTTGTCTTTCAAAGCTATCGAACTGAGCACTGAAGGAATAGACAGAGTATGCTTGCCATGTAAAAATAATGGAATAAGATATTTAACAGTATGAACCAAATTGAAGAGTTAATCGCAAAAATCATTGAGTTGAGAGATAACATAAATGATTATATTCGTCTTGAAGTTATTGAAGATGAAGCCTTTATTTGCGATATGAACTCTGAAAATCAGTTGTTTGAGAAAGGCATTACAAGAGAAGGCATAAAGATTAACAGTTATGCACCTTACTCTAAAAATACTATAGCAGTTAAAATCGCAAAAGGGCAACCAACCAATAGAGTAACATTGAAAGATACTGGAGAATTCCACGCATCGTTTGTAGTATACGCTGATGATACAAAATTCTTCATTGATGCAAAAGATTGGAAGACAAATAAATTGGGTGAAAAATATGGTGAAGAGATATTTGGCCTTACTGACGAAAATATAAATGAGCTTATTTGGGAATACATATACCCAGCGTTAATGAATAAAGTCAGAAATCTATGAAAGAGAATAGTGTACAAATAAGATATAAAGATGAGCCTGTATTATTAGATAAAATCATACAGGATATGCAGAGAGCATTCACTGAAAAGTTGAAATGGCTCAATTACGCTTTCGGTCGTGCTTATAAACTCATTGAGCATCGTCCGGATGGCAATAAGTTCGTATATCCAGCGATATATAATGGAAATGGTGAATACATATCACTTCTTCCAAATGATAACTTTGGCAACTTCTCATGGTTTGATATATATGACCCTCAAGAAATAACTGAGGTTGTGCAATCATTACCGCAGTACACATTTAGCGGGGCTGTTGTATTTTGGTATGATTTATGCAGTATCTATGATGACGAGACTGTATTACATACTGAAGAAGTGAAAGATGAAATCATAAGACTATTGACTACACCAGGTATCATAAATACTACTGGTAGATTGACTATAAACAAAATATATGAAAGATTCGAAAATATATACAAAGGTTATTCTATAGAAAAAATATACAATAACTATGTATATAAAGGAGAAGGTATACAAGATATTGATAAACAATTCTTTATGTACCCGTATGCAGGATTGAGAATAGAATTTTCATTAACAACTAGAGAACTATGCCAACGCTTTATCAAGTAGTAGTTGTTGCTTTATTAGCAACATTCGTAATCTTGTTTTTAGAAAAAACAGGACTAAAAGACAAAATGACAGACTATTTTGATGTCAAACTCCCAATTATTGGAGAAATGCTAAGATGCGACTTTTGTCTAAGTTTTTGGACTGCGATGACTTTGTCTATGATTGCATTGATAATTACATTCGATGTATCATTACTTTGCATTCCATTATTATCAACACCGATTACTAGATATTTGCTATGAAAAGATTACTTATAAAAAATAAAGTCGTAAGAGTATATGACAGTATAGATGAGCTGCCAATAGTTAATTTTCAGAAATATAACAAGTATATACTCATAGATTCTGGGATAGGTTCAGATGTTGACGATATTGATAAACATATCGTAAAGATTGCAAAGCTAATGAAGCAAGATACTAAAAAAGCAATGCAAGAACTACAAAATATGCGTCAGAACATGTTTATGATAGTCAATCAAGTATCTCCAAAATATTTAGCTTTTGCAGCTTTAATACATGATGTAGATGGCAAAAAAGTAACTGATTTATCAGATGAAAATCTAAAAAATATTCTTGAAGATATTCAACATGTAAAACATTCATGGCTTGTTGATTTTGTCATGAGGTTTAAAAAAAAAGTAGACACTGAATTAGAGATTTATTTTCCTGGTAACTTTACAAATCCGAAGGAAAAAGAAGCTTATGACAAACTCAAGCTTAGAACCATGCTAGTGCTAGAAGGGCTAATAAATGAAAAAGACAATGCCGAAGATATTAATGCAATAGATGAGTTCATGCTTGATTTGCATAAGCCTAAATCTTTTTCAGGCAGCACATCAATCGAAGTAAAATATGATAAACAGTTTGAAAATGCATGTGTTCTCATAGCACAAAAGACTAGTCTAAACGCTAGAGAAATGACTGTACTTCAATTCTACAACGCTCTTGATAATATAAAGCAGCAAGCAGAAAAAGAACAAAAGCGATTAAGGAAAAGATAGTTTCTGTATAGGGAATATAATTTATTTTAATTTCTGGCTACTTTCTTTTTATATTAAATAAATTATATTACTTTTACTCTTGAATAGTCTGGAGTAGCCCAGAATTAACTTGGAAATGAATTTAACTTATATAATATAAACATATTATGCCAGGTTCAAACCCGATATATTATAAAGACTTAGTTTCTCCTGATGATTCTATTGAAAGACTAATCAAGGAGTTGAATCAGCTTAAAAGTACGTATTCTGACATACTGGATTTGGTTAAGAAAGGCGCAGCAGAGATACAAGAATCTCTTAAGACAGCTAGTGGAGCCAATGAATCAAGTAGAGAAACAATTAAGAAAGCCGCTAGTGATGCTTCTAGACTTGAAAAAGCAGAAAGAGAGTTAGCGTTTGCAATGTCAGAAACCGGAGTGAGAGTTCAAGAGCTAAAAGTATTAACTCAGCAAGTAAACAAAGAGAATCGTGATGCTGTAAAATTTGTACAATCAGCATCAGATTCTTACAATAGGATGGATGCTGAATTAAGACTTGTTACGCAGCAACTGAGAAATCTTAACCAGCAAGAAGCGCTGAATTCAAAAGAAGGAGCTAAGCTGATTAACAGAATTCTTGAATTGAAAGACAGTATGCAGCAATATGACAATGCTGTTAAATTAAGAATACAATCACAAATAAGATATAATAAAGAAGTACAATCAGCTAATTCTTCAGAAGAAGCAAGAAAGTCTATACTTTCACAATTGGTACAAGCAGAAGAAAAGCTTGCGTTTGCTAGGTCAAAAGAAAATGAGCAGCTTAAGTTATATTCAACTCAGATACGCGAGGCAAACGAAATAGCTAAACTCAATGTAACAATTGCTAATTCTGCTGAAGGTTCTTATAATAGATTATCAGCTCAGTATTCATTGAACAAAATAAAGCTTAATCAGATGTCTGCTGAAGAGAGAAGTGTAACTGAAGCTGGAAAAGCTTTAGAGCAACAGACATACGAGATATACCAACAGATGATTAAGCTACAAGAAGCTACAGGTAAGCACAATTTATCAGTCGGTAATTACAAAAAATCTTGGGATGGACTTGGCATGTCAGTCGGTCAAATTGTACGTGAACTTCCGGCAGCTGCTGTGTCATTGAATACATTCTTTTTAGGTATATCTAACAACGTTCCTATACTGGTCGACGAGATTCAAAGGCTGAGAGCGCAAAATAAGCAATTCATAGCAGAAGGAAAACAGACTGTAAGTGTAACTGGTTCAATAGTAAAGTCACTATTTAGCTGGAATACTGCTTTAGTTGTAATTCTTACGGTGTTTTCAATGTATGGAAAAGAAATAATAGATTGGGTACGTAATTTATTCAAAGCAGAAAAAGGAGTTGAGTCATTAAATACTAAACTCACAACTTTGCATGAAGAATTTACAAAAAATGGAGTAAGTTCTCTAGCAAAAAACATTGTAAAGCTAAAATCATTACAACAAGAATGGAACAGGTTAACAACTAAAAAAGAACAGCTACAGTGGATAAATGATAATAAGACTGCATTCGACCAATTAGACATATCTATAAACAATGTGTCTGACGCTGAAAATGTATTTGTCAATAACACACAAGCAGTAATTGAAGCATTTAAGCAGAGAGCTAAAGCAGCTGCAGCTAACAGAATAGCTGAGAAAAAGTTTGAAGAAGTACTAATTAAGCGTGAAGAAGCGGCTTTAAAACGTAAAAAAGCAGAACAGATTGAAAAAGCAGGTGGCTCAACTGCAGCATATTCATCGAGTGTAACAGGAGCAGTAAGCTATCAATCTGGAACAACTGAACTGTTTTTCAGAAAGCAAGCAGACGCAGCAGATGAACTTGCTGATAAGCTGGAAAAGAATATAGATTTTTATTTTGAAACTGCTGAAGCAGCAAACAAAGCAGCAGATGAAATATTAAAAGCTGCTGGAGTAGATTCAGCGCATAAAAAACAGAAAAAGCAAAAAGAACCAAGAAGAAAGCGTGATGCAACTGATATACTTAATAGGAATGAGCTAAATGCTAATAAGAAGTATCAAGAAAGCTTATCAAGACTTGAGCAAGATGAGTTTGCAAAAAGACGTAAAGAAGCAATAGAGACTTACAACTCTAATACAGCTGCTTTGAATAATATGTATGATAAAAACAAGCGTATTCTTGAAAACCAAGATAAGCTGTATAAAGATTTATCTGATGACCAGAAAAAGCAAGTAGAAGAGACGCAAATAACGATTGTAAATACAATACAAAAATATCAAGAAGAATTAAATCAGGAACTAGAATTTATCGAAAAAGATAGACAGATAAATGAATTGAAGCTATTGCAAGAAACAATTGATTTGAGATTGAAAGCTGTCAAAGAAGGTTCTGAAGAAGAGATAAATTTAAAATTAGCTGCTATACAAGCAGAGCAGCAGATTGCTTTGTTACAAAATGCTAAATTACCAAAAGCACAACGAAAAAGTGAAGCTGATATAAAAGCAGGCTTTTCTAAACAAGGTGTAAGTACAATAGCTGAGTATGATATCAGTGCATTTGACCAGCAACAGGCTTTAGAAGAGGCCAGGTTCAATGTAGTTAAACATACAGAAAATCAGATTACGAAGTTTAAGCTAGAGCAAGAAAAAGAAAGATGGCTGGAACAAATTGCACAAGCAGAAGCTGGCTCATTGGATTGGAGTCAAACTCAGATTGAAACTGCAAAAGAAACTGTAAAAGGTATTAATAGAGAGTTATCAGAAATTGATGATGTTTTACTTAATATCGGTAAAAATGGGCTTGGATATACATTGCTTGAATCATTTGGCTTTAATGATGACCAAATTGATGCATTCACTGAAGCAACTGATATAGTAATAAGTCAATTGCAAAGTATAATGCAAGCTGAAGTAGACTTAGCTCAAGCAGCATTAGAATCAGCGAATAGCAGAGCAGAAGCAGCTCAAACAGCCCTGGATGCTGAAGTTGAAGCTAGAAATTTAGGTTATGCTAGTTCAGTAATATCTGCTAGAAAAGAGCTTGAACAGGCTAAAAAGCAGCAAAGAGAGAAACAAAGGCTGTTAGAAGAAGCACAACGTAATCAACAGCAGATTGACACTCTTACGCAGACATCAAGTTTGATAACAGCTTCCGCTAATATTTGGAGTTCTCTATCTAAGATTCCAATTGTAGGCCCTGCATTGGCGATAGCTGCAATTGGTACAATGTGGACTTCGTTTGCTGTTGCTAAAGTGAAAGCAAAACAAGTTACAGCATCTCAATCAGAAGAATACGGAGAAGGAGGATATGAAGTATTAGAAGGAGGCTCGCACGCATCTGGAAATGATATTGATTTGGGCATTACAAACAAGCGCAAAAAGAGAATGAAAGCAGAAGGCGGAGAGGCAATAGCTATAATCAATAAAAGAAGTACTCGTAAATATTCTAAGATTATTCCTGATGTTATAGAATCATTGAATAAAGGAGTATTTGAAGATAAATATGCAAACGCTTTCTCAGATTCAGACAAGATAATAATGATGCAAAAAGAAAGCACAAATATTATTGATTTGTCTACTACAGAAAATGAACTTAGAGCAATAAGAAAACAAGGAGAGATTAAATATTTCCAAGGGCCTGATGGTTCTATAATTGAAATTAAAGGTAATGTAAAACGTGTAATAAAAGAATAGTATGCAACCTCAAGTATATGAATTTTATGTGAATAATACACGAGTATATCCACATTATAAACAGCTCAAGAAAAAATACGCGTTAGAATCAGGCCAAAGATTTTTTCGTGAAACTCTTGATGGCAAAATATCTTTGTTTGGTTTTGATTACAAGATTATAAAAGACGCATCTATAAATAAGAAGCATACTTTTAAAATATATACGTATATAAACAATGTACGTACTCTGTATTTTGAAGGTGAATTTACAAAGACTGATTGTAAATTCTATAATGACAAAAGGCAAGTTGAATTAAGTATAAGTCCAAAAGATGGATATACTGATATACTAAATGCATATGACCACGAATATAATCTAGTTGAGTTGAAGCCCAAGTTGTCAGAAATATCAATGAACAAAAGACCTGTGCTTCAAATATATTGTCCTGAGGATAATAAAGTTGGTAACTTTATGGGTGGAGTATATTGGGAATCTGAAGTTACAGAATCGCAAAGCAACATAGTACAGTTACAAGATAAGTTTAACTTTATACTTGATTTTGTAGGTTATGACGTGAGAGTAGATTCAGGTCAATATAAAGGTATCTATGCAGGAATGGGCGGGCTTATAATTTCATATGATAATACTGAATTGATATTCGAATCATCAGGTGGTATAGAAATAGATATACATAACGGTAACTATGACTTCAGTAAACTTGTAATGACTGCTAAGAACAAAAATACTGGAGTAGCATTATATCGTGGTAATTTGAGCGGGTCAAGTAGATTTATAACAGCTACTCTAAATGCTATTGTAGGCTCTGGAGCGTCTGGTACATTATCGATAAATGTTACTGTTTATTATTTCATGTCAAGATACCTATGCGCCAGTTCTAGTGGAATTGATAGTAATGGCCAAGTATTATCTTTTAAAAATGTGCCAAGCGATGATTTCGCTGTATCAGGATTGAATTATGCATATTGTCATCCATTTAAGTTAACAGGAGAACTCGATGTAAGTCCAAAATTATCAGTTGAACCAACAAAATATGGTAAGGCTGAAGATGGCAGATATTTTGAGCAGTCTCCTGGCAATGTACATTGGTTCCCCATAGCTAGAAGTAGTTGGGACTATACGTCTATGTGGTTTTCTCAGTCAGATAGAACTAAGAAGTTTGATTCTTATAATATAACAAGGTATAGAATGAAAGACGGTGTAACCATTGGTCAAGCCATAAAAGCTTTGCTCAAAAAAGTTGCTCCTAATATACAACATGAAGAGACCGAAGAATACAGTAGATTCTTATATGGAAAGACTAACCCTATAACTGGAGATGCTTTCACAATACTAATAACGCAGAAGACCAACGTATTAAAAGGTATGTATGACGAGCCTGCAACAAAGGCACCTATCACATTTGAAAATCTCATGAATATGTTAAGAGATTGTTTTAAATGTTATTGGTATATAGAAAATGGAAAGCTTAAAATTGAGCATATTTGGTACTTTATGAATGGGCGTTCTTATGGACAAACTCAAAATGGATTGGACTTGACAAATACTATGAACACTATAAATAGTAAAGCATACTCATACGGACAAAATAATTTTGAATATGACAAGTCTGATTTATCTGGTAGATACGAGTTTGGCTGGATGGATGATTGCACAGACTTATATGATGGCTTCCCAATAAATGTTGATGCAGTTTATGTACAAAGCGACAAAACAGAAAATATAACAATCGATAATTTTTCGTCAGATATTGATTTGATGCTTCTGACGCCTAACAGCTTTTCTGAAGATGGATTTGCTCTAATGTGTTGCGAATATTATTCTGATGTTAATTTTTACAGTTTTCCTTTTGGCGAAGTCACATTTATAGATGAAAAAGGTATAAGTTACAGTATTGAGACGCCTAACTATTATGCTACTTGGTTTTATCTTCAACAATTCTATATGTATGATATGCCAGCAACTGATATATCATATGATGGAATACAAGATGACCATTTGCAAGTATTGCACATCAAAAAATGTATGCAGCAGCAAGTTAAATTTCCAATAAAAGCAAATGAAAATGACCCAGACTTATATCAACTGATAAAAACAGATAATGGATATGGAGAAATATCTGAGCTGTCTATAGATATTGATACAAAACAAGTCGAAGCAACATTACTATATGAGCCAGCATAAGTTAAAAATAGATAAAATTATGTTCTACTTTGGAGAAAAATTATTATATTTGTAAATAAAAAATTTTATTAAGCATGGTTTCACCTAATAACAATTTAAGCGTTCTTCCGTGGTATACTAGCTTAGATAAGCAGAATGCTAAAAAGTGGTATGCATTTGGAAATGTATGGCCTTTGGTAATGCCTACAAACAGAATTATTCCATATCAGTTTGTTGTTCCATTTACCAATGTGGCAATTACTGGGTCTTCAATCATAAGTCTAGACACAAAAGATATATACGACGGACAATCTAGTCACACGCTTGTAACAAGAGTTGATTATACAGTTGTTAAAAGTAATGGATTCACAGTATCACTTCCTGAAGGTAGATACTATGCAAAGATAGATTTTGCAAATGGTGTTACTTATTATTCAGAAGTATTTACATTGGTAAGTAATATTTCTGATTATGTAAAGATACAATATTGGAATGACGATATTTTAGTATATAATGGTGGAGAGATAAATTACGAAGATGAATTTAAATTCGAAATGTATCTTTGCACAACCATAGGCAAACCAGAGTATTCGTTCGAAGAAGAAGTTACTAAAAGGCTTGGGTATAAATTTCCTGAATTGCAAGTATCAAATAAGCTTTACAAGTTTACGTGCATAGGACCTGAATATCTATGTGATGCAATGAGGCTTATTCGTCTTAGCGACTACATTAAAATTGTGTCAAAAGATGATTCATACAATGCATTAACATTCTCGTATGATGCTAAATGGGAAACTCAAGGCGATTTAGCATCTATAGAAGTAGAATTTGAAACTGACACGATAATACAAAAACTTTCAAGCTTTAACAGAGGGCAAAGAGAGGGTTTTTATAATGCGCTACTGGTTGATATCAATGAGGCATTACTCTTTGATGAAAACACGGTAGCGCTATACTATGATGAGTATAGGTCATCAACAAGAGCTGTAGACGTAGAAGGTAAGCTTATCAGAGAATTGGAGTTGATTACAGAAGTTGGAGAAAATTCTCAGATAGTTGTAGATACAGGTCAAGGCCCGGCTGTAAGAATGAATCTTTATGAACTTATTAAAAATTTCATAAAGAGAGACAGCAACGAAATAATAGAAGGTTTATGGACTTTTAAGAAAGGGCTAAAGACTGGTAACGATAAAGATGGTGAACCGACTGGCGAGATAACAGAAAATGGATATCTTAAATATATAGCTTTAATAGTAAAAGAATTCATATCTAGCGAAAAATTTGTATCCGGTTTATTAGGAGAAGGCTTTAAAATATATGAGAAAAACGGTACATGGTATATAGAATGCGATAACTTGACTGTACGCCAGGTATTTACAGTTTTTGAAATGATTATATCAAAATTAAGAGCTGTCAACGGAGGCCTCGTAGTATCTCCAGGTAATAATACAATCAAGTCTGTAAGTGAAACAGATACGCAGTATGTTTTAGAAGTTGAAGACGATATAGAAATAGCTAAAGATGATTTCATAAGGCATCAAGTTTTTTCAACATCGCACACTAAAAATTATTGGGTCAAAGTAATAAATGTTGCTGAAGGAAAGATATATACAAACAAATCAGAATATAATGGTACCGTACCTGCAAAAGGTGATGAAATTATCACTATGGGTAATGCTACCAATTCTAAACGTCAAGGCCTTATCTATATAACTGCAGCTGAAGATGGTCGTCCAAGAATAGAAATATTAGAAGGTGTAAAAGATAAAACATTAGCAGCAACAAATAGAACTGTATTAGGCAATCTTGATGACATACAAGATTCAGCATTTGAAGAAGGCTATCAGCCAAGTGGAAGTGGTCTTTATTGTGATAATGCATTTCTAAGAGGTATATTTATATTAAGAAGTGGTAAGAATGTAGAGACAGAAATAGATGCAGCACAGAAAGCAGCACAAGAAGCAGCTAGCAAAGCTGCTAATGCTGAAAAAACTGCCAATGATGCAAAAGACAGATTGAATAAATGGGCTGATGATGGATTTATATCACCCGCAGAAAAATTATCTCTTATACAAGAAGGCCAAGACTTAAAAGCAGAAAAGTTAGAAATTGTCAATGACGCAACTAAGTATACGATTGATACAACTTCTTATATTGCGGCTTACAATGATTATCTGGCACAGCTACAGTACTATACACAAGCTGAGCCAGAAAACATTAAAGTGCTTCCAGCTTTTGAGCAAGCACAGACGAAATACTATACACAGAGAACAGCTATACTCAATGCCATATCTGCAAAAGCCAAAGCGTTAGTAGATGCCGCAAATGCAACTGCTGACGCTGCAAAAAAAGCAGC